TGATTTTGTTTTTCAAAGGTATATAATTTTTATGAATTAAAAAGTGTTGTTTCTTTTAAGATACATTTTTTTGATTTGTTGCTTTCTTGAAACAAAAAAACCCTAAACGATTTCTTATGTCGGTTAGGGTTTTAAATTTCAATCATGGCTATTGCAAATGTAGAAATTTTATTCAATTAATTGCAAATTTTCCGCCATTTCTGAATCTTTTGTAAATTCTCTTATTCCGCTTTGTGGCTCTTTTCCGCTTACCATAAGATAATCAATCTTGTTTCTTTTTGGATAAACCTCAATAACGCTTCCTTTTTCTGGAACTGAACTATCCATTGTTTTAATTCCTTTGAATTTGTAATGCTGACCTTTTTTAAATGTGTTTTTCATTTTTTTTATTATTTTAAATTATTAATTAATTCTTCTTTGGATAAAAAAACCTCGCTTCTCATTACTTTTAAAGGTTCTTCTTTAATTAGAAAATCGCTTTTTGAATCCATTTGACTTTTAATATTTTCTAATTGTTTTTGAGTTGCTAAATAAACATAATCGTCATTTATTCCTAATGATGAATCTGTGAACCCGTATAATATTTTCACAATCTCATAACCAACTACATACAAACTCTCAATTCTGTTATTATTAATTAGCCAAACTAATTGATTTATTTCTAACATTCTTTACCTCTTTTTAAGTTAATATTAATCTCAAATCCTATTGCTTCTGCAATCATTAAAAAAGTCAATGCGCTTGGTTCTTTTGAAACATTAAAAAACTTCCAAACTATCGAGCTTTTAATACCAGATTTTATTGAAATTTCTTTTATGCTAATCTTATTCAATCTAATGTGTTTTTTCATTAGTAAAACTTGATATTGCAAACGCTTTGATGCTTTTTGTTTTTCTAAACTCATCTTACTTTTTATCAAAATTTTGAATGGTTTCTTTTATTTTTTTATACTCGTTTATTTTGTCTTTAATTTCATCGTTTTGCTCCAACTCTTGCAACGCTTCAATTATTCCAAAAATATGCAATACGCTTAATCTAATAGCGTGTTTTCTTGTAATCATTCGACCACTTAACCAAAATGTATTGAAAATATCTAATGCTTTTTCTTGAATGTCCATTTATTTAAGTTTTTCTGATAATTCATTTTTAAACACTTCAACTATTTCATCAATAGTAATTAATCCAATTTCAAAAGCATTATTAATATCATCAACTGATAAATCTTCATCTTCTTTTCTATCGTAATACAAAAGGTCTGAAACTAAATCTTTAACATTATCAATAATCATTAGTTTTGTTGCAGTTTCTTCTGTTGAAAACTCTTTATTATCATTTTTAGGTTCAAAACTAATTGTACTCTCTAAATCTTCTTTTGCTTCTTTGTCAAAGTCTGAATGCATTTCTGCTCCTTCTTCTTTTACTGCAATTCCGTTTCCTAAATCTCTAACAAAACAGTTTTCTGGAATATCAACAACTTCTGCATTTTCAATTTCTTTAACTGATATTTTAACATCATTTAAATCATTTTCAACAACATCTAAATCATTAACATTTTCATCATTTACTTCAACTTCTTTTGGTTCTGCTTTGTTCCAATCTTCAATTTCTTTTTTAAAGTATTCAACTTTATCATTAAATTCTAAATCCGTTAAGTTATTCAATTCATCGAATGTTATTTTAACTAATATAACATCTGTATCAGTTGCGTAAATCCAACTTTTTAAGGCATCGTTTCCAAATAAACCTATTAATTCAATTGCTTTTTTTCTAAAGTAGAATTTAGCACATTTTAATTCAATTGCATAATCTTCAATAGAAAGTTCCCCAAGTGCTTTTTCTCCTTTGTATTTATAATCGTAATCAAACAACTCGCTCATTCTTTCATTAGTCAGTTTTGCAACTTCTAAAGCTCTATTTGATTCTTGTAAATCTTTTTCAGTTGTTAAAGTTCTAATTAAAGTATCGAAATCCTCTGATTTTTCATCAACCATTGATCTATAAACTAATTCATAATCTTGTAAATCAATTGTTTTATCGGCTATTGAATTATCGTAAACTGATAAAATAGCATTAAATTGCTTTTCGTTTTCTTCAATATCTGAAAACTCTTTTGTTGAATCAATTATGCTTTGTAAATCAGTAGCAACTACATCAACTATTTTTTGAAGTTTTTCTTTTCGTTCGTTTTCTTTGTTTTCCTTTTCTAATCTTTCGTTTTCACGTCTTTTATCCTCGCTTTCTAAACGATTTGTAATTTTAGTTTCAATTGGTTCAACTATCAAAGTTAACTCATCTTTGACTACTTTACTGCTTTTAGATGCTTGAGCTAAAACCGAACTATTATGTTTTGTGATTTTATCAAGTGCTATTCTCGGTTCTTTATGAATTTGTCTTAATTCTTTTAAACGAGTTTCTTCTTTTGTGGTTAACTTTTCCTTTGCAATAAGCTCATCAATTTCTTTTGAATGCTTTTTTACTAATGCGGTCAAATTCTTTTTAACGTTTGCCTTTGTGAATGAAATCAAAACTCCTTCACTTTCTTTTAAAACCTCGTTAATTGGTTTCTGTTGTAATGCAATTTCTTTTGTTGCAAATCCCTCAATTTTTAATAATTCTGCCATAATTTCTAATTTGTTTTTAATGAATGTATCTTTTTGTTTTTGTGAATCTTATTTGTTTTTCTTTTTCGATGCAACTTGCTATAGCTTTTATTGTATTTATTAAAATTTCAATTATTTTCTTTTGCCTGTCTATTTTGTTTTCAAAAATAGTACTATTAATTATTGAAATCTGAATTGATGAAGTTGAAGTAATAAGGATTAATTTTTGTTTTAGAAAAGAAATATATTTTCTTTTTTGTCTTAATATTTTTGGCTTTTTATTCTTATGAATCGAATAATAATTTACTTTTCCCATTCTGGTAGTTGTTCAAGTGTTAAAAAATTTAGTTTTGAATCTCTAATGTGCCAAGTAACATGATGTACTATTGTTTGAATGTTTTTGTTTATTATGTCTGCTTTGTAAATTTCTTGATTGAAATTTCTAATTTGTGTAAATTGATTAAAATCGTACCAATGACAACCACTACTGCCTATTTTCTCTGGAATTAAAGATAGTTTTTCTGCTCTATTTCTAACTTTTTTATGACTTATTCCTAAAATAGTGGCAATATCATTAACGTTGTATCTTTTGGTATTTCCTTTCATTTTACTACAAATTTGGTTTATAATTTTTTCTAATAACCGTATGTACTTTATTGGATAAATCTTGAAAATAAGTAGAACTTTTTACTTATGGAATATCGATTAAAGCGTTGTTAACTTCTTCACAACTATTTGTTAGTAAATCTTTGTAAGTAATAGCTTCTTTTGATGTTGGTTGTAACTCATCCAAAACTTCTAAAGTTAAGTTTGACAATACAACTAACAAATGGCATAACTCGGATTTTCTTTTTGGGTTCATTTTAAATGATGTTTTATACAATCTTGTTTGTTTTCAAATATTAAATCTTGACCTTTCAATTTTAAGTCGATTTTAAGGACTTTTGCAATTCTTACGGCTTGACTTCTGTCTTTTTGTATTATCATAAATCCTGCGCATTGTTTTCGCTCTTTTAGAGTGCCTTTTGTAGTTTTATGACAAACGAAACTATCACTTTCTAATATTTCAGTCATTCGCTCCGAACCTAACCAACCTTTTAAACTATCCTTACGAAAAGGACAATCTTTACAAGGTGTTTGAATTATTGGCAATTTGCTCATTGATGAAATTTTGTAAATCTGGTTCTTTGTATTTTTTAACTTCTTCAATCCATTCTGAACTACAATGAATATCGTCATGTTGCAATCCATTTCCTAACCAACTTCTACTACGTTTTACTTTTTCAATTGTGTATGGAATTGGTATTTTAATTTCTTGTAATACTTCTGTTTTTACTTTTCTGTATTTATCGTTTTTACGAATGAATTTTAGTTTAGGTAAAATGTAGAAATATTCTTTTTCAATAATTAAAGTGTTTGTTTTTGTTTTTATTTTAGTTTTTACTTTTGATTGAATTGGATTAATTCCTTTTACCAAATCTTCAATTAAACTTGAAACTTTTAAACCTTTTTCTAAAAGCCAATTATAATAATTTTTATCTGTTTGAATTATATATTGTAATTCTTTGCCTTGATATTTTCCAAACGTTAAAATATCATTAGGAAAATTAATTGTTTTATTGATACTCATTTTAAAAAAGGTTAGTTTGTGATTTTGCTAATTCCCTTGCTTTTGCAGTTTCTTCTGAAAGTCTTTTTTTACTTTGCATTTCGCTATATTCTTTTGAAATCCATTGCTTAATCATTCTTCCATGAGCTTCTTTAAATTTTGTTTTTACAAAATCGTTATTATCTTTTATTAAACCTTGTTTTGATAATTCTCTAAAAACATTTCCAAAAACATTTGAGTTCTTTGGCTTTTTATTTTTTCTAAAATACTCAATTTTTAAATCATCTGAAGTGAATGGCTTCATTTGTTTTTTTACCCATTCTTTTGAAAATTCAAGAAGTTTAAGATAATATTCTTTGTTTTCTGAAATTGGTTTTTTCATTTTATTTTGTGTTTGTATGATGCAAATGTAGTGTTTTATTTTAAATTCACTAACTTTTTTTAAGTTTTTTTTATTATAGTTTAAATTTTTGAATTATTGCAGCAAGTACTCCAACACAAATTGAATTTCCTGCTTGTTTGTAAAGTTGACTATCTGATATTAATTTAGATTCGATTGTTTTGTCAATCATTTCCAGATTAAAGTCCATCAAATTAAAACATTCTCTTGGAGTTAATCTGCGGATTCTTTGAGTTATCATTGCATTTCTTTTTACCGATGCAATATACTCATCACTTGAACCTGCTCTACCAATTGCGTTAGTAATACAACCCGCTATGTTTTCATCTACTTGCAAATTTTCTAATTTTTCAAGTTGTTGCTTTGAAAGTTTTTTTGTAACAATACCTTGATTACATTGCGTATCTAAAGTTTGACTTACTTTTTTACCAACTCGACCTCGCCTTGTTTTACTACTTGGAACACTGAAATTTATTGAATCTTCTTCTTCTGCTTGGTCAAAGCCTTTTGAGTTGTTTGTGGATATTTTAATTACATTCATTCCTGAGCCATCTTCTCTTGCTCTTGCTAAAATAGTAGGCGAAACTCCGTCTTCTAATTCTTGAAAACCTTTTTTATTACCATTTTCGTCTTTAAAATCATTCCATTTTCCAATTTTAACATGATGCATATTAGCTGAACTAATAGTTGTTAAAATACTTGGAGAAACTTCGGTACGTGTTGTTTTGTTATAACTATCAATTATACAATCTTCATCCGGAATATCTTTTGTATTTAAAGTTTCATTTAGTCGCTTGTTTCCAAAATTAGCTTGAATTTTAAAAAACTCTTGGTCTGTTGACATTTTGTGTTGGTTTGCTAAAACACAATTTGCTATGTTTTTTTCTGTTGGATTTGTAAAAGGCAAACTTCTTGGTGCTTTTTGAAGATAATCAATCATTTTATCACTCAAAAAGTACTTTTCATCAACTTCACTTTCTAATACGTCTTTCAATCTTTTTTCTAATGGAAATGGCTTTGGAAATTGAAAGTCATTATCTTCATCATCACGAATACCAATGATAAAAATACGTTCTCTATTTTGAGGAACTCCAAAATCTTTGGCATTTATAACTTGAAAATAAATGTGATACGGAACAGAATCTTCGTAAGGGAAAAACGTATGCACTCCATTAACCGATTTACCTCCTAAATAGTTTATCCATTCCTGAAACGTTCTGCCAAATTCTGCATTTTTATCAACTTTGTCGTGTGAAAGCAATCCTTTTACATTCTCGAAAATAAAGTATCTTGGCTTGTTAATTTGAATAAATTCCAATGAATTAAAAAACAATATACCTCGTTTATCTTCTTTGCCTAAGCGTTTTCCTGCTAAACTAAATGATTGGCAAGGAGGCGATGTCATATAAATATCTAAACTTTCACTTGGTATTTCACGCTCGTAAACATCTTTAGGAAAATACTTTGGAGTGCCAAAATTTAACTCAAATGTTTGCCTTGCGTACTTATCCATATCACAAGCAAATAATTCATCGTATTCAATTCCTAAACGAATCAACGCTTGGTTAAATGCTCCTACTCCAGAAAAATCTGAACCTACTTTTATTTTTTTCATAATTTATTTTGTTTCTTCAAAACTTGAAAATCCTTTTTGATAGTTAATATACTTCCACCCTTCTTTTTTCTTTATTTTAAGAGCTTCTTCAAAAGTTTTAGTAATCTTTATTACTCTATCTTTTTTAATGCAAATTATCTCTATTTCTGTGCTTAATGGTAGTTGATGGTGGCTTTCGGTTTCTTCTTTATTCTTTGCCATTTAATTATTGTGATTTGATAAAAAATTTACGTAATCTAATTTAATACTTTTATAATTAATATGATTACGTAAATTTTATTGTAAATATTAGTAATTAAAAAGGAGTATTTATTTCTGTTTTTGGAATTTCAATCCATGCAAAAACTCTACTATTTGATGGTGTTATCCATTCGTTATTTTTAAATTCTGCAACTTCATATTGCAAGTCTTCATTTTTAATTAAGTATTTACCCTCTTTTTTTGGTGGATACATTTCTCTTGTGTAACCACATTTTTCTTTTTTATTTGCCATTTTTTCTATTTATTATCAATTAATGATTTATGAATTAATGCTATTCCTTTTTGTGTTGCATAAGTTGTAGAAACTAATTTTTTAAAACTTTTATTTTCTACCATTGTTTCAACAACTTTAAAACTTCCATTTTTAATGAATGTTTGTTTTGGGGTGTTTGAATTTAACAATATACCTAACTCTCTTAACTTTTGCATCATTGTATTTCTACCATAAGATAACTTTAAAATTTTACAAGTTTCTTCCATTGAAAACAATCCATCAGTTTCAAAACAAACATCTACAAAGTCTGAACGAAATTGAAGTTTTTTATTTTCCTCAATTAATAGTGTTTTTTCTTCTTGTTCTTGTATCCATTTTTTTGCTCTTTCAATTGGATTTTCAATTTGATAACTTGGAGTTTGTAAAATCATTAATTGTTTCTCACATTTCAAAAAATAATCTCTAATTTGATTTCCTTTTAATGATTTTGTTGTCATTGATATTTTTTTACTCATATCAATTGTAATAGCATAATCTTTAACAACGTTACCCTCGACATTAGTGTCGAACCCTATCCAATCAACATTTTCTTCAAAATATGGATTGTTTAAAATGTTCTTTTTTAACCATCTACTAATTTGTGTTTTGTCAAGTTCCAAAAATTTGTATAATTCTCTTGCAGAAACTACACTTTTACCATTTCCATCATCAAAAATTTTAATTAATTCACTCATAACTTTTTTAAATAAAAATTGCCAAAGGTTTCCGTGATGGTGGCACGTACTCCCTTTAGCAAATTATTGATTTTTTATGTTTATGTTAAATCCACCATAGATAACACATTGACAAATATACAATTATATTTTTTCTTTTCCGCTAATTTTAGATAATTGATATTTTTTGCTTAATTCTGGATTATTTTCTAATTCTAAATTATGTTCTAAACAACAACCTGCCCAAGTATCAACATTCAAATAATTTATTCCACGTCCTGCACGATGTTCGATAGTTGTTGCTTTTTTATTGCAACCATCGATAAAACAAATACTATTTTCTTTTTTGGCTAAAAATTGAGTTCTTAAAACTGAATATTGAAGCATTTCTACTTTACGCTTTTTGCTAACTTTTGGTATAGTGTAAATCTTTTTTTCTTTTGGCTTTTCGTTTTTTGATGCACATTTCGGACTGCAATATTTGTCCGTAGTTCGGTATTTTTTAAATTCATTATTGCAATCTTTATCGTCGCAAATTCTAAATTCTTTTATTTTTATAGCCATAATTCAAAGTTTAAAAAACCATTTTCCCAACATTAGGAAAATGGTTTTTAAATTAATAATTATCCTTGTTCTTGTTGTTCTTTATCTAAAATTGATGTTTGATTTGGGTCTGGTTCGTCTTTTTTCTTTTTAACTCCAAACTCGCCTTTAAATAGATAATTATAAGTTCTAACTTTTACTTCTTCAACTAATGCGATTAATTCTTCTGAATTGTCAACATTATCTGCATCAAAAAATATTTTAGGACTTGAATAACCATAACCTCCACCACTTTCAATTTTTCTATAACCAGAAATTTGCACTCCTGCATTTCCTCCGATTAAAAATTTTAAACCAGAAACATTATGATTTTCAACTTCTCTTTGATAACTATCTCTTGCAATTTTTGTAGCATCTAAATTACCTTTAATGTTATCTCTTGCAAAATCCCAACCATCCAAATGTCCAGAATGTTTAGCAAAAACTTCATTTAAAGCTGTTAATGATTCTTTAAATTTATCAGTTGGTAAATCTTTACCTTCTGGATGTTCTGTTCTGTTTGGATTTTCTAAATTAATGTATCGAATATCTACATCTTTTTTATCGATAATTTTAACGCTTATCAATTCAAAGTTTTGATAATCTACATTACTTTTTTTAATCTGTTTTACTACTTTTTTTTCTTTTGTTTCTTCATTCATTTTTACTAAAATTTAAAATTTATTATTCAGTTATATATCCTGCTAAAATCCATCGTTTATAATGGTATTTGTAATATGGTATTTTCATTTTTAAAATAAACTTTGGTTATCTTTATTTTGAATCCGTTCTAAAATCCAATTGTTATCGTATTTCTCTTTTATCAAAGCAAATCTTAAAATACATAAACAATCTGCATTCCATAAATTTACTTGTGTTTGTGGGAACTCCTCTTGTGCGTAATTTTTGTAAATGTTTTTTCGTTCTGTCGAACTCATTCCTCTTGTTTTAAATCCTAATTGACTTTGCCACGTTTGAGAATAAACATCAATATAACGAAAACCATAAAAAACTATTAAAGCAATTATCTCACTATGATTTTGAAGTAGCTTTTGAATTCTAAATTGTTTTCCTTTATTTTCTTCATCGGAATCACTCATAAACATTTGAACTTTTTCAATGAAAACTAAAACATCATCGTTATTTTCTCTTACATAATCAAAATAGGTTTTTAAATCCCTTAAATCCTTTGGCATTCGAATAACGTGTTCTAATCTGTCTTTTTTCCAAATTGCAATACCTCCGTTCGCTCCTGGATCAATTGATATGTAAGTTGTAGTTTTCATTTTAAAATAGTGTTAATGTTGCGTTTTTTTCTGAAACAAAATCTTTATGATTTTTTGAATTTAAAGCGAAATAACTTTCTTTAAGTTCAATTGATATTGATTTTCTATTCATTTTAATTGCACAACAACCCTCCGAACCAATGCCTCCAAATGGACTTAAAACTGTTTCTCCCTCGTTTGAATATAAATGTAAAATTCTTTCTATTGTATCTAACTGAAGCGGTGCAATGTGTTTTTCATCATTTCCATCACGTCCAGAACGATACTGCAAAGTTCTTGAATAATCAATATCATACCAAACTGGCGAAGCGTATTTTTGCCATAAATCAACAGGTAAATAATCTAATTTACTACTATCAATATCTTGATGCGTTATTGGAGTTTCATTTTCTCCCTCGTTTCTAAAAAATAAAATATAATCTGGAATACCAACCCTTGACATAATACTATCTTTTTTGATAGTTTTATGAAGTAAACCTAATGCTTTTGTTCGTTGCATTTCTGTAACAGGATTTTTCCATATTGTAGTTCTTGAATGATAAATAAATCCATTTTCTTCAAACCAATCAATTAACATTCCGCTGAAATCTCTTAATCCAATATATCCCTCTTTACCTTTTTGAATTGGTAAATCCATGCAATGAATAGCGCACATTCTACCACTTTTTAAAACTCTTTTTAATTCTGGAATAAGGAATTTAAAATGTTGCTCAAATTGTTTGTAGTCGCTTACATTTCCCATATCTTCCTCTTTATCTGAATAAACATAAAGCTCCGCAAATGGTGGAGAAAAAACTACAATATCTGCACAATTATCTGGCAACTTTTTTGTTTCTTGAACGCAATCTCCATTTATTAAATGATATTTTTCTGTTTTAATTTCTTTGTTCATAATTTTTACTTTTGATTTTGCTGTTTTATAATTTGTTTCTGCTGAATATAAAGCCATTTCTTTGATTCTTTCAAAGTGTTGTTTTTCTTTTTCTAAAATAGTTTGTCTTACATTTGTTTGGCTTTCTGGAATAAGAATATGAACTACTACTTTGTTTTTTTGACCGAATCTATAACAACGTCTAACCGCTTGATAAAATGCTTCAAATTTAAAATCGTAACTCATAAAAACCATTTGACTACATTGCTGATAATTCATACCAAATGATGCAATTGATGTTTTTGTAATTAGTGTTTTAAATTCTTTGTTTGCAAATCCATTTAGATACTTTGCTTTATATTCTGGTTTATCAGAACCTTGAACGTTAATTGAATCTGGAAGTAATTTTGCTAATGTATCAGTTTCTTGATTTTTTAATCCCCAAACAATCCATTGATTATCATTTGAATTAACAAGTTCTAATGTTTTTTTAATACGTAAATCAAAACTTCTATTCAAATCTTTGTGTAATTCTGTTGCTGAAACTGCTACATCTCCAAATAGTGATTGACTTGTATTTTCAACTGGTATAATGTGTTCAACATATTCTATTTCTGGTAAATTGTAACCATCTGAATTAAATCCTAAAGTTGCAGGATTATCAATAGCAATACTCCAACTTGATACATATTTCCAGAACGCATCCTTTGCGTGTTTTCTTAATCTCCATTTTGAAGTTTCTCCTCCATCATGAACAAAGAACATTGCTAACATTTCTAAATAACTCATTCCTCCTAAAAATTCAGAATGCTGTCCTAATTCCATATGGTCGTTTGGCGATGGTGTAGCTGTGCAACATAATTTATAAGGAGTGTTTTTAAATAAATCTAAAATCATTGATGAAATTTTGCCATCACGCCCTTTTAAAATAGAGCTTTCATCTAAAACAACTCCAGAATATTTAGAAATATCAATGTTTTTTAATTGATCATAATTATTAATTTGATTTTCATTATTATCAGTTGCAAACCAATCTATTTTAATTCCAAATTTTTTTCCCTCTTTTATTGTTTGTTCACAAATAGCTAATGGAGCTAACAATAATACTGGTTTTTTTGTTTTTGCTTTCACTTGCTTTGACCATTCTAATTGACAAAATGTCTTACCAAGACCACAATCAAAAAATAATGCGAATTTTCCTTTTTGCAATGCTACTTTTACTCCAAATTTCTGAAAGTCTTTTAACTCTTTATTTAGTTTGTTTTCTGAAATTTCAAATCCACTTTCTATAAATGTTTTTCTTTTTGTTTCTAAAAATGATTCATAATCTAAATTAGCCATAATGTTTTTTTGTTTTATTGTATTTGTTTTAAAAATTCTCGAATGTCTTTTGTTTGTTCAATCAATAAATCGAAATACTTTTTAATGGTTAAATTGTTTTCAATTCTTTGAGCTTCTAATTTCAATCCATCAGTTAATACTTTTTTCTCGAAAGAATCAATCATTTTCTTTTTTTCGAGTTTAGATATGTGTTTTGAAATTAAAAGTCTATTGTATGCTTTATTTGCGTTTTCTTCTTTGAATGGTAGTTTTTGAATTAAATTATTTTCAATTAAAATATTCAAATGTACTTCAAGTTCAAAGTTTGGTTCTGTTTTATTTTTTTTGTATGCATCAAAAGTATGATAAATTTCTTGAATAATAATATTTGTGTTTTCTTTTTGCTTTTCAATTGGAATTTGAATTTCAGTTTTTGGAATTGCTAATCTTACTTTGCTCCAAACTTCCGAAGTTTTTTTAACGTAAGCATTTAAAACTCTTGTGTAAAATTCATAGCTAAACTCTTGATAGTGGTTTTTGTCTGGATGGTTGTTTTTGTCTTTAGGTAAAAACTCATCAAGTTCTCCAACTGATAAAAGTTCAAACGCAAGTACTATTGAATTAAAACTTAAATTTGAATAGTAACGTGTTATTGCTTTCATAAATCTTGCACAAACGTACTTTTTATCGTTTTCATCCGCATACCATTTTTTAATTCCCAAATCTCTACAAATCAAAGGTACAATTACTGAAATTTGATTGATAATAAAATCATCTTTTAAATCCTTAATTATTGGATTTGTTGAAGCAATAGTAACCAAACTATCAATATTTGATAATTTACTTTTAACCTCTGGAACTTGTAACATTAATTGTCTGTTACGGATTAATTTATTTTCCGAAAGTTCAAATAATTGTAAACTTTTATTTGTAGTATTTTCTGGCACCATAAAATTACATATTTAGATAATCTAACATTGATTGAGTTGAAATAGTTTCTTTTGGTAAATTATCAATCATTTTTAATTTTTCTTTTTCTGCATCGGAACGCATGAAATTTCGAGCTGTGGCAATCCATCCTTTTGCAGTTCTTTTTTCGTTTGTTTTTGTCAAACTCCAATCTTTAACAGCATTAAAATAATATGAAATATCAACTCCCATTTGCTCAAATTGTAAAAATTCCTTCTCGAAAATTACCCAGTTTGAAACGTTTGATTTTTCAAAAGTAGTTTTTATTTCTGAACTTGTTTCAATGCTTCCAAATAAAGTGCCTTGAATTGGCTTCTTTTTCTTTGAATTACGATTATAAACTTGAATTGATACCTTTACCATTGTTTGTAATTTTTTCAACTCATCAATCGTTAAATCAACTATTGAATCATTACTTAAATCTATTGTTACTTTTTTCATTTTTTAAATTGGTAAATTCATTTTTTGCAATATTGCTGTCGATACGTGAGTATAAATTTCTGTTGTTTTGCTACTTGAATGTCCTAAATGCTTTTGAATAATTCTTAAATCTGTACCTGCTTCAAGTAATGCAGTTGCGTTTGAATGTCGTAATAAATGTATATGATATTCTTTACCAATATATTTTTTAACTATTTCATTACAACTCTTATGAGAATATTGAAGTGCATTATTTTGACCATTAAAAACATATTCTTTAGGTCTATACTCTCTATGATAATCACGTAATAATTCAAGTACTTTCTCACTTAATGGAACTATTCTATCTTTTCTTCCTTTAGATTGTCTAATTGTAATAATCATACGCTTACTATCAATATCGGATTGCTTTAAATTACAAACCTCACTTACTCTCATTCCTGTACTATAAACTAAAGTCAATAATGCTTTGTGCTTTTTATTCTCAATCTTTTCAAGTTGACTTAATAAAAATTCCTTTTCAATTATTTTAGGTAGTTTCTTTTCTGCTCTTGGACGTTCTATTTTATTTAAATGAATGTCTTTTTTATCTAAAATATATTTTGCAAATAATTTTAAACAACCAATAAATTGATTTTGTTGTGAAACAGATGTAAACTTTTTATGTTCTAAATAATCAATAATTGATTTTGTTGTAATTGAATACGGATCTTTACAATTTGTTTCTTTAAAATATTGATAAAGCGTTTGTTTGTAAACTTTAATTGTATTTATTGAGTAATTTTTATATCTCAATTTATTTTCAAAAATTTCAAGAATCTTCATGGCTTATATGTTTATTTTATTAGTGTTAAGGTAGTGTGTTGGATATATAATAGTTATGTGTAATGTTACAATTCCGTTTTTACAGAAACTTTTAAAACACACCACTTGTCATTTTTTTCTGAAAATTCATCAAATAAATCGTGCCCACCAATTCTTAAATAAGTATTATAGTCCGTTCCGTAAGTATAAGATGAATAATTGTAACTACTTGTTTCGTATTCTGCTGTAATTTCTCCAAACAATTTACCAAGCCATTTTTCAAGTATTTCTTCTTCTGTCTTTTTTTTATCAGATAAAAAATAACTAACTGAAACTTCACTTTCAAATAAGTCAAAAATCGCTCTAAACTTTTTCACAAGGTCAACGGTTTTACTTTCATCAATAAGTTTGATGGTTTTAAAATCTTCGCTCCAATCAATTTTTATGAAGCCACTAAATGTAAATTCTTTTATTTCCATAAGGAATTTTGTTTTAAAAATCCACACTACACATAACAGTAGTTTGTAGCAATGGCTTTATTAGTGTTTAATTTAATGTTTTGGCTTCTCTGTTATTATAGTTTTTAAACCGAAACTACTCGCTTACTTGCACGCCACTGCAACAAGCTACAAAACGTTATAACCAATACTACGGGATTAGAGTGGCTCTCCAACTTTGTGCTAACTTCTTATTTATTTCTTCTTTTGAAGTGTATAAATCGCAAGTATTGGTAATTACTTTTTCATAATCTCGCTTTACACCATTATTAGCGTGGACTATTTTTTTGCCGTTTTCTTCTATAATATTAAAAACGTGTGTTTCTGCTCCCCATCCTAATCCTTGATAGTATAGCACATCTCCTTTTTTTAAATCTTGTGTCATAATAAGTACTGGTTATAACAGTGGTTTTGCTCAATGGCTGTTTCAGGCAAAATTTCAGCACTGTTTTGTGTTTGTAAAATTTGTTTTTAATTCAATAATTTAGGCTTGCTTTTCAGCCACTAAGCAAAGCCACGGGACGTTAACCGCTATTTAAACGGAACTCGGTGTATAACGAAATCCTTATACAAAATCGGAAACTTACACATCTTTAGTGAGTGATAAGGAAATTCTAAATCCTTACATAATTTTTTAAAATTACCTCGCACAATTGGCGTGAGTGTGCAAGGTTGTATAGCAACTATTATATTTTTTCTTTGCATATTAACTTATTATTTTAAATCCCCATCTTTTACACATACATTTTACAACGTATTTTCTTTTATCTCCATCAATTTCTTCTCCTGTTTTAGCGTCAATAATCCAATAGAAACCACCCTCCCATAATTCAATTTTAACTTCTCTTTTTGTTGTGTTTGCTTTCATAATTTCTATTTGTTTATTATTATGATGTAAATATACGACTTATTTTTATATACACAAACTTTTTTGTAATTATTTTTAAAATATTTATAATTCAGTAAAATAAACAGCGGTTAACAAGTGTTTTGCTCAATTGTGCCGAAAGTAGTTTGCGGTTAGGCACAACTGAAGCAAAGCACCATACGTTATAGCCAATGCGGGAAGAAGTGCTAATCAGGCACCTCTTCGTTCAAATTATGACATTGTTCGCTTTGTAACAATTCTGCACTACTATAATCAATGTATATTTTAGTATGAGGATTGTGATTTTTAAAAAGGTATCTAATTGCAGGCTCTACAGCTTTATCAAAGTCGCTTATATCTTGTTCAAAAGGATTTTGAATACCTAATTGATTTGGCTGATTTTCTGGGTCAAATATTGTTTGGATTAGAGTTGTTATTTCCTCAGCAATAGAGGATATATCTTCTCCTTCTATCGCTTGAAAAGAATCTCCTAACTCTCCACAAGAACCCCTGCCGTAACACGTTATAGTGTTATTGTTTAATAATTCGATAATTTGTTTTTTAATCTGTTCCATTTTTTATGTTTATTTAAAGTTAATATTTGTAGTTAAAAAGGCACTGGCTATAACAGGTGTTTGGCAAAAAAGCCCTTCAGTATTTCTATTTGACATTTGTACTAATTTTTAAGTTTTGTAATTCTATTGAACATTTGGTTAGGGCTTCTTCGCCAAGCACCCGACCGTTATAAGCAAGATTGCACAACTTCACGTCCAAATTTACCCGCTTGAATTATCAAACTTTTATCTGTGAATTGTTTTTTCTTATCACTTATAGTTCTTCCGAAATATCTTCCTTTAAAAATAAACTCAAAAGTTGTTATTCTTGGTTCGTCATAAAAAGTAACTACACCTTCTTTGAATACATACTTTCCTTTTCTATGTTCATATTCAGTTCCTTTTTTTATTACATCACAATTACCATAAGGTTTTCCAATTGCAAAATCTGAATCAAATTTTTTCATAATAAATCCTGCTTATAACAGTTGTTTGGCACTATTGCCGTTTAGTTTTTCAGCGGAAAATACTCTGCTGATATTAATTTTAGTTTTCATAAGTTCGTTCACGTTATCGGCAACAGATGCCAAGCAACATACCGTTATGGTAAATGCTAAAAAGACGTTTCCGATAAAAGTTTATCTAAATTATCTAAAGCTTTTTTGTATTTCTCTTTGGCTTTATTTAAAGCTTCAATCTTAAATTCTTTTTTTCTTTTATTAGATATTTCTAATAATTCGTTATAAAAATCAGGTTCTGATTCCCACAACTTTAATATATGTTTTATTTTTTCATCAGTAAAGCTTTCTTCTTTTTCATTATTAAACCAATCTAAAGCACATTCTTTTTTTGTTAAATAAAAACTGCTTAGTGGTCTATGAAGTTGTGAGTGTCCTTTTGTAAAATGAGATAAACAATTTCCAAATGAAACTTTTGCATCTACATTTCCACTTTTCTCCATTAACTCTAAACTAAAATGAATAGCTTGCAGTTGATTTTTAATATCTCCTTCATCATAAAAAGGTGTTACGGCAAAAGTTTCGTCACTATACAAATCGCTTTCAATTACTAAAATTATTTTTCTACCTCTTTTTTCAGCTCTTGTTACTTTTACATTTATTGGTTTCATATTTTTTTGTTTTAAAAGCACTTACCATAACACTGCATTGTAGCAATTGTGGTTTTAGGCTTAATTAATAATTTATTTTGTACTTGTTTTGGTTAGTTTTTAATATAAACATTGTGTCAGTCAAACCACAACTGACTACAATGCTTTAACGTTAGCAGTAACCTTACGCAGACACACCAAGTTTTTGTAGTTTAGAAATTAACATTTTTCTTTTCTCTTGTTTTTCACAAAGAAGAATGCCTAATATTTGAAGTGTTGCATTTTCAGACAATGAATTATTTAAAGTATGTTCATTATCATTTTTCTTTTTCGTTTCTGAACACCCAAAAGAAAACAATGGCATTGATAACGAGTGTAGCATTCTTTTATGAATATCCTCATAATTATTTCTAACAATGCTGCCATCTTCATCAAAAGAATTTTTTTGAGAATCCTCATTTTTTTTGCCAATATCTTCAATTTTTAATTCAAATGTTGACTTTATTTCACCATTGGCAACTAACATAGCTATTCTATCAATATCTATAATTTCTTTGTCAAGTGCTTGAATATCCTTGTAGATAATTGTTGCTTTTTCTAATTGTTTAAATTCCATTTTTAATATTTATTTTGTACGACTGACCAAAAAGGCTACTGCTAACATCGGTTTTGCAATAGTTGGGCAGACGTGGTTAATTGAACTTTTTTACTTCTATTTAGCTTTGTGCAAGGGTTGAACATTTCGTTTCCAAATTCCCAACCATCGCAAAGCCGTTTTCCGTTAGACGATAGCTTACTCGGGAATCTTAAGCCACTTCACAATTTCTCTATCAATAGAATAATCTTCGTTATCGTACCATTCTTTAAAATGACTTCCATCCATAGTTCCTTCATAAAGTCGAGCGACCATTTTTCTGCCAATATCATCAACAACTAATACTTCATCGCTTCTTTTTCCATCCCAAACGCCAGTTTCATAAGTTATTGGCGTTGCATTTTCGGTGTAATTCCATTCCATAATTTTTTACTTTTTAAAAGCCATCGTCTAACAAGTGTTTTCTGCTATGGCTTGGTTATGGTTTTTCCTTCGGAAAAACCGCTGTTGACTTTAATCTTGTTTTTGTGTTTTGGTGGCTTGGTGCTTATTTCCGCCACAGACAGAAAGCACCAAACGTTATGTGCAAGGCTAACTGACCGCTTCGTAAGTAGCTTCAAATATTGACTTTTCGACAAGCCACCTTTCGCCATTAATGCCAACACAAACGTAATGCTTGCCAAATTCGCCTCTATGTTTTTGATTTTCCAAAGTAGCTATATATGGTACTAAATCAGGTTGTATTCCATATTTAGCATCTTCCATAGCTCCAAGCATACCGTCACGGTAAACAAAACCATCTTCATCACCTTTTTCAAATAATTTAGCCTTTACTGTGGCTGTCTTTCTGTACTCTTTAAACATCGTTTTCAAATTAAATTTAGTGCTGATAAACCGCCCAGCACATAACAGCGGTTTGTAGCAAAAAGGGTTGACGTGCTACATTCGTCATTTGTGGTTCTAATCAGCAGTAGTGCAAGGTTGAAACTGTGTGCTTCTAAATCCCTTTCAGCTACAAGCCGCAAAACGTTAATCTATTTTTAAAAGTAGGCAAATTTCATCTTGTTTGTATTTAAATTGTTCTGCATTTTCTAAAAACAATTCATAATCATTAGAAGATAAATCCATAATTGCATCAAATATTCTTACTCTTTTTTCTAAAAATAATTTATCTGCAATTGGTACTTCAAATCTGATTGTATTTATTTCTTCATATCCGCTTTCTTTTAAAATAAATGGTAATTGTCCAGGACGTGCAAAAGCTACTTTATAACTTGATTCTGGTAAATTATCATTGTATTTTATAATTTCTTCAAGTGTTTTAAAATATGGCATAAATATAATTAATTCTGCATATTTAGTTCCAAAAATACAAGCATTACTTACTAATTGCCAATAAAATTTCTTACCATCTTTTGCTTTATCAATTAATTTTGATAATGCTTTTTTCATATCCGGATTGTCAATTTTCTTAACTCCTCCTTCTGGTAATTCCTCATATAAACCGCTTACTAATTGACAAAATGCTTTTTTAGTCAAAGGACATTTAATGTCTGTAATAGCATCTAATACTAATTTTTTAAGAATTACTTTGTATTTTGAACCATCTGGAGTACCTACCCAAACAGGATATTTTGGATGTTGTTTTGTATCGCTTGAATGAAACTTATAATCTTTTGGTAATTTCTTATGTGCAAAACTTTCAACTAATTTGCCCCATTCAGTTGCTAATACTTCAACTTCACTTTCTAAACTTTGAAGTAAACATTTTTCATATCTACATTCTTCTACATAAGTAAAAAATGGACTTCCTATTGAGTTTGCAATTCTACCTTCTGAAACTAAAGATACAATTGAACTTGAATTAGCTGTTGATATTCTTATATTTGATAAAGCCATTATTTTATTAGGTTTAGTTCGTTAATTATTTTTTGATAGTCTATTGATTCTTTTTCTTCAATAATTCTTTCGATGTGAAGTTGACTATCAAAATCTATTTTTGCCTTTTTTTCGCTATACAACTTTTTTAGTTCTTCTAACTTTTTTTCGTTTGATGTTTTAGGCTCTTTTGAAATAGTATCGTTTCTGTTTAAATCTGATCCAAATAGTTTTCCAAAACCATAACAAGCATTTTTTACTGCATTACTTTTTGCGTTTGGAAGTGCTGCCGAAACTGCATAATCTGTAAAATCTTTTGTTTTTACGTTTTCTGCTTTAATTTTTTCTGGTTCTTCTGCTCCAACTCCATCAAAATATAACCAATTTTTAGGCTCATCAAATTCTCTAAAATGAACTCTCATTGTTACTGCATTAGAATTAAAAATCTCTTTTGTATCTAAAACCTCATATCTAAAATTAAACTTGAAAATACTTCTTAAAAGAAATTCTACTTTATCAATTGGTAAGAATTTATAATTTGCTATTTCAGAATGTTGTTTGATCCAACTTTGAGGAGGTTCTTCTTTTAAAAGTTCAAATAAATCTGCATTTGTTTTGATGCTTTCAATCTTTTTTAATAAATCTGATTCATTCATTTTAATTTTAAATTTTAGTTATTAAATCTGAAATTTCGCACTCTAAAATAATTCGAATGTTTTCTAACTTTTCAAATATCTTAACTTTTTGGTTTAAATACATTTTCCAAGTTACATTTATTTCATCTTTGTTTTCGGACATAAAAATAACATCGCAATGTTTGTTGAAATTCTTTGAAAATCTACTACCCAATTGAGATAATACTTGTGATGAAGTTCCTATTTCATCTGCTACTGAAACTAAAGTTTTTTGTTTCTTTTCTGGATTCTTTTTGTTCCACTTCTCAATAGCTTCTTTAATCGTTGTTTTAAATTGTTTCATTTTTTCTTTGCGTTTTTTTTAACTTGATTGTAATACTCGTTTGTCGTTTCAGTTACGTTTCCTTTTTTATCCTCAACGTAACTCTTAAATCCGTTGTGTGTTTTAAATATAGTTCTACCATCTTTTAAAACTATTACTTGCTCTCTATTTGCCATTTTTAATTTATATTTTTATTATACAAAGGATTTTCTTTTCTAATTTCTTCACATTGTTTTTTAAAAGAATTTATGTCCGCTTCTGTGATTAAAGTATCACTTTTCAACATACACATATACGCTTTGTTTAAAAACTTTTCTTTTTCTGTTTTGAATACTTCTAATGCCATTTGTTTAGTTTTAAATAAATACTATAAATACCACACAACAATAATAATGCAATAACTAAAATTGAAGCCATAACTGCTATTTGCTCCCAAATTGATAATTTTTCCATAACTAAATTATTTTTCTTAATACTCTTGTTTTTCCATCTGCTAAAAGAACATAGGCAAAGTTATCATTTAGCTTTTCGGTTTCTTGCTTTTTTTGCAATTTCTAAAGTCTTATTTGCGCTAATCTTTGCCTTTTTTTGTTCTTCAAATATTGTTAAATCTGGTTTTAACTTTTTGTCTTTACGATTACTTGCCATAATAAGTAGTTGTTTGTTCAATTGTTTTTTCAAAATGTTTGTCGTTTACGTCAGTTTGTATTTTGCACAACCTAATCGTTAATGGTCTTTTTGAAAATTGATTTATAGGTTTTGAAGCTATATTTAACAATCGAATATTATTGTTTAAGTGAACTATTTCTTGTGTACTCATAACATTAAAGTTTTTTTATTGTTTGATACAATTCTTTTTTATATTCTCTCAATTCTATTTCTTGGTCTGAATTTAAAGGATAAATATTTCTAAAGTTTTCTAAAGTTTCAATATTTGAAACTAATTCTTTCAATCTTACTATTGCATCCATGATTCATATCCAAATTTACTTATATAATTAGCTTTGTTTTGCTCACTCAATTGGTGTGCTTTTTGCCATTGCTCTCTAACTTTTTGTCTAACTGGATAAAATGTTTCTTGAAGTTCATTTTTCAATCTTCTAACAAGTCTTTGTCTGTATGTAATTTCTTCTGAACTTGTTTCAGCAAACAATCTTCTTACTATTTCTCTTTTTACTTTTTTCCATCCCTCAATCAATGCTTGTGAGAATGTCATATCGTAATCTCTAAATAGTTTCCACGCTGTTTTTAATGCTTCTGATTTCATAATGTAAATGTTTTTTTGATGTTTGTATGATGCAAATGTAGTGTTTTATTTTAAATTCACTAACTTTTTTTAAGTTTTTTTTAAATTATTTTAAAAAAGAAATCCCTACTCGTTAGAATAGGGATTATACAAACAAAATAAAAACATCGTGCTTTTGGAGTTGCACATTGCAAATATAGAAATTTAATTCAATAAAAAACCTCTTAAAATTAATTAAGAGGTTTTGAATATTTTTGTTGTTTATTTTAGCAACTCGAATTTAAAGTAATTCCAAGTTTCTTAAGCAACAACTTTTTATCTAATATGTAATTTTTATTTAGCCTTTCCTTATAAATACTATTGTATCTAAATTTAAAATTTGAACTCCAACAGACTTCTGGCATAATAGCAAAAACATTTGGATTGGAATTTTTAAAAGTTAAAGAATTGTTTTCTTTAAACGAATAACTTGTAAAAATTACCGCATCAGAAACAATTACTACATCTGTGAATTGCTTGACCATTTTGGTTTTTACAACATCATTCTTGACTTCAAGTTTAGGCGTTGCGCTTACTTGAAAAACGAAAAATCCTAATAGGATTAAGGTTAAAAATTTTTTCATTTTTTTATAATTTTAATTATTAATAATGCCAAATATAGCAATTTTTTTGAATAAACAAAAAAAAGTCATCCAAATTAACGAATGACTTTTCCAACTAAACCAATTTATTAAATCTTATACCGATTCAAATATAATCATTTTTTTTACTTCGCAACCACAACTCCTAAAATAAATGTGGGTATCGTTGCAATTTTCCAAAGTGTTTTTTTTTGTTTTTCTTTTTTGAGTTGCTTTAGATTATTTTCAGCGTTTTTTTTGTGTAATTCTGATGCTTGTTTTTCAAAGGTGTAAGCACTTAATGAATTGTTATTTTGAGCTTCTAAATTTGAGTTTTGAGATAACAGATTTTTATTAGCTGAATCAAGCAAACCTATTTTTTCATTTAATTTGGAGTTTTCTTTTATCGCTCCTTTCCCCACTTCCAAATCAATTATAACAACTTCCGATGCAATACTATCAAGCTTGACCGCCATAACTTCCGATTTGCCGTATATAGAATCAAAATAGCATTGTTTATCGTTGTTTGTATATGTTTTTACCTCTTTAATTTTTTGAGCTGTATTTTGGCGTAATTTGACTAAATCGGTAGATATTTTGTAAACTAATTTTTCAATGGTTTGGTATTGCGATTTTTGATCCGCTAACTCCGATTGAAGTTTTTCATTTTTCAAAATTTCAGCTCCTGCAATATTAGATAGTGAATCGGCTTTTTTTGTTGCTGATTCTGATTTTGCTATTGAAGTATTTTCAGAACTGCATGATTTTCCGTAAGCGAAAATAAATGCAAAAATAACAATGTATAAAATTGCTTTTTGCCAATCGATTTGTTTTAATTTTTCTGTGTTCATTTTTATTGTTTTTATTTAATCTTTAATTTCAAAGTGCATCCAATCGTAATTTTTCTCACGTCCTAAACTAATAAATCCGTGCTTGTAGAAAATATCAATCATTGCATCATATTCTGGTCGAGCAAATCTCGCAGTAGCAGAAGTTTCTTTTAATTGATTGCGTTCTGGGTCAAGGTCAATAGCTATTCCCCAACTATGACGTGAATAATCGGAACCGCCACGCATAGCTCTAAAATTGAAACAACCACCAAATAAATCAATACCAAGTTCAACGATTTTTTCATATCCATAGTGTTCAAGTAAATCATTAAAAACTCTCGAAAATTCATCTGCTACCAACTTATGGCAACGCATTGTGTTTACTTTTGTTTTTTTATCCCAAGCTAAACGCATAGGATATGGAAGTTTTAGAGTAGTTAGATAACTACCTTGTTGATTTGGTTTGCCGTAGTTTGCCGTAGCTTGTTTTGTTGTTATCATTATTTACACGCTTTTTTAGATTTTTCTTTTAAAAATCGATGAACATTCATTGCTACTATTTTACCAACATATCCAATGGCACCACCGATAAAACCAAAGGAAACAACTTTTAATAATTCAAGTATATTTTCAACAATAAATCCATGTTGTTGCACAAATGCAGATATACCAAATATTGCTCCTGAAATGACAGAAACAATAGGATTAGAATGTGTATGGTTACTCATTGGTTTCATTTTTTTTTGATGTTATTACTTTTTCAGCTACATTCAATATCCATCTTGGAAATAACATAAAAGCTACAGCAATTATATTCATCACCATTTCGGCAGTTGTATATGATAATGTATTTGTGGCATATTTATAAAATTGAACTATTGTAATTCCAATTCCAATTAAAAGCATAAACCAATATGCTATTTCTCTGCGTTGCTTTATACTCATACTATTCTGATTTTAAAAGTGATGTGAAAAATGTAATCAATGAAATTCCAATGAAACCAAAGGAAACTACATCATAAAACAACATTGGTTGAATTGGTATTACAAAGGAAACAACTTGAAATAAGTAATACATTGATAAAAAGAAAACTGCTATATTTTTTCTGTAACAGAAATGTAATCTTTCACTCCATAATAAGAATGAAAATGATACTAAAAATAAAGCAATTGATGTTAATAATGGATACCAATAACAACTATAATTTGATAAGTCTTTAATAAAGAAACTAGCAATTTCCACTAATAAAAGATAGAAAATTGAATATTTCAAAAATGGTTTCTTTTGTGTTTTAATTGCTTGGTAAATATTATTTACTCTACAATTGAATCCGCAAGGTGGTCGTACTGCCATAATTTCTATTTTTTAAAGTTTATAAATTTGATAGATTTGAATATTGAAACGATTGTTAGTCCACAATAAATGAAACCCCAAACCCAAAGCCATTGAGCATTTCTTTTTCTTAACCTTTGACAATATTCTTTATTTGATTTTAGCAAATCTTTTAATGATGTTGCCATTATATCTTCGTAGTCATGGATAACGCTTTCAGGTTCAAGTCCTTTAATTAACCAATGGTCAGCTATAACACTTGTACCATTATATTCTTTTGGTTTTTTAATAAAATATTCAAACGCTATTCTTAATTTAACAAAATCATAATTCTCAAATCCGAAATCTTCCCAAATATCAATAATGAATTTTAGCTTATTTCTAATCTCTGATTCACTTTTTAAAAAGAAATCATTGCTTGATTTTTTGTTTAAAAACCAAACTGTAAATAATAAAATTCCGATAATGATGTATGTTATCATAGTGCGTTAAATTGAATCATTAAATTATTAAAACCCTCTACATCTTCTATTAAATGCAAATCTTTTAACATTGCAAATCCAGCATCTAATTTGTCAAATTGAAGATTATCTAATCTGGTCAATGATGTTATTCTGAAAGCTTCAGTTTTCATTATTAATTCCTCATACAAATAACTACCTAAAGCAAACTTTGTCAATACAATGTAGCAGAATGATTGCATTCTCGTTAATCCTGTTGTTGGAATGCTTACACCTTGTCCACTATATTCTGAATTCAAATAAGCAATTGTTTGATGTAGTTTTTCTCCAGCAAAATCAATTTCACATTCAACATTGAACATTGAATCGAAAAGTGTTTGATTTGTGATTGTTCCATTTGCTAAGTAATTCTCGGCAAGTTGTTTTTTGCGAGGATAAGTAACGTCTTTCAAATCGTTCAAATCCTTATCAGTAAGATAATCGAATCTTGAAGCTTCTTTTCCAATTGCTCTACGCAATGCGGAACGATTTAGCTTTGCAACTTCTACACCAATTCTTTCGAGGTATTGTTGTGTTTTTACTTCTAAATCCTCAACTTTTTCAATTATCTCAACTTCTTCTATTTCCGAAGTAATGTTGTTTTCTATTTTATAAGCATTCGCGTTCTCTAAAGTTGCAAATCCTATTGTTTGATTGTCGTGATGTATGTTAAATTGTATCATAATTCTTGGAATAATAAATAATCAATATCGAATGTTCTTGTTGTTGTACCTGCTAATTTGTTTATTCTACTAACAACTGAAGAATCAAAATTACTTGGTACATTTGTTGAAATTGTTGAAACTAAAATTTCGTTTATGTAAAAATAGCAAACACCACTAATTTTAATAATTTTCAATTCATACCAAGTATTAATTGCAACTGTAACACCACTATCAGAAGTTGTAGATATAGAAGATGCAGTTGTTTTACATAAAAATTTTCCTCCGTTTACAGAATGCGTGTAGTTTATTGTTATATTATTGGTAACATTATTACCAGTATCTTCAATACCTGTAATTATAGTGTAAGTATTAGTGGCGTCTGAAAGTGTTTGCAATCTTATTGCTGTTTTAAATAAAAAATCAGAAGTATTAATATATATTCTTCTGTAATTAAAAACTATTGTGTTAGCAGCGCCTGTACCTGTACCTCCTTTTATTATTCCGTTTCTACCATCCTCAGAAGGTAAAAACGATGTTGTTGTCGCTGTTCCTGAGCGAATTATACAAATATTACCCTCGCTTTCTAAAGTGCCTGTTGTTGCAAAAATACTGCCCGTAAATCCAATTCCATACCCAACCAAATCATCAAAATATGATTTTTTAAATAATGGGTTTTTATCTGCTTTATTTAATTCTAACTGTTCTAACGATTCGTATATAGGCGTTAAAACTAAACTTGTAGGTATTGGTGTTAATATTCTAACTGGAGCAGTTCCTCCAAATTGAAAATCAAAGGTAGGGTTTGAACCTCCTCCAACTTTATTTCCATAAAATTTATAAACTATTCTATCTGTTGAATTAAAATTTTCGTTTAAAATTAATGCACTTGCTGAAAATTCAACATACGTAGAACTACTAACTTCACTTGTAACATCTGATGTTCCTATTAATGTTTCTGTACCTGATGAATCTCTGTGAAATATTTTAAAATAAAAAGTTCCGTTTGCCGTTCCTGATACACGTTTAATATTTCCAACAACTGAAATATTAACTCCTGTAATGTTTCCAGAAAAAATACCTTGCGCTGATGCTAAACTACTAATTAAAACATCTGTTGTGCTTAATGCTCCTGTTGATACATCTACTGCTACATCATCATAACTTGTGTCATTTACATCAATTACTAATTTGTAATAAGTTGCTATATCTGATACTGCTGTTGTTGGGTACAATATTATATTTGATGGAATATCGTCTTTAGTTGCAACTCTATAAGTCCCACTAACTTCTTTATGTGGTTGCTCAATTATTACTTCGGTTCCACTTTTCGGAATTGGTTTTCTTAAATTATAACTTGAGTTTATAATTTCTTCTGTAACACTATTATATTCTTGAACTTCTACACTTTCATAAGCAGTAAATTCTCCTTCGGTTGTAGATTCTAAAGATACTTTAGAAAAAGAATTAGTTGTTTTTTCAACATCTCCAGTAACTTCAACTATTGTATTTCTATCATTTACGCTTCCAAGTTCAAATTGCCGTTGTGTACTTGTATTACCATCTTGAAAATATTCTACTTTAACAAAATTACTCCCATCATTAAATGGCATTTCTACACCATACTTTCTCGTAGGGCTTCCTATTTGATAAATTTCTGCTGAACCTCCATTATTTAATGTTTGTTGCAAATTTTGAGAACTTGTTGTAAAACTAAATACATTTAAAATAAATTCGGAAGTACTAACGCAAGTTAAAACAACCATACTTCCTTTTGGAATATTTATAGCTGTTGTAATTATTTCTCCATTGTAATATAAATCTTGAGTTTCCGAATCAATATTTTGAATTGTTGAAGTGTAATCTTTTTCATTGTGAATTACAATAACGTCATTTGCTGAAAATATACCTCCATCAAGATTATAAGTTATAACTCCTTCTTGCTCACAAATTAATATTTTTGTTTTATCACTTGAAATAAAATCATAACTTGAAGTTTCAATTAGTTTTATTTCTCGTGAACCTATTGTTATTGATTCAAGTGCTTCGGTTAAATTAAATTGTTCAGTTTCTCCAGATGTTTCGTTATGTACCGCTACTAATTTTGTTCCTGTTGTTGATACTGGTAACTGAAAAATTCTTTTTGAATTAGCAACAATTAAATTTTTCCATGCAGTTAATTCATTAACTCTATTTGTCCAAAAATCTATATCAAATAATGCCATTTTATTAACTTTTTAAATTACTCTTATAAATTCGTTATCATTGCCTTCAATCATTCCTATTGGTTCAACATTTGTATAAATTGTTTGTGTTCCTGATGTTGCTATATTTTCAACATCTCCTGCTTCCAATAGATTTGCTGTAAAAGTATAAAAATTACTTTTACCTTGTTTGCTTATTTCTGGATTTTCCATTAATTTATAAGGAATATTTTCTATTATTAGATTATCTTTTTTAAATGCTCTGTTTAATTTCCTTACTATTCCTGTGGTTACGTTAATTACTTGAAATTTAACACCATCGTAATTTTCTGCATCAATTGAAATAACTTGACTATCTGTTTTTTGATTTTCAACTGAACCATCATTAATTAATTCTGAAATATCACAAAGAACTAATCTGTTTTTCATTTTTATTCCGCTATAATAATAAATATCGGTATTTGTTGAATGATACCAAATAATTTCTATTGAACGATGCCATCTCGTTTTTACGCTTATTTTTTCAGAAATATAGTAAACATCTGGAAAAGTTTCATCAGGTTCATCTTGATAAAACCTCATTAAAACATTAAATTGTTTATCTAAATAATCATTCATATTTATTGGAAGTTCCCAAATATTATAAGAATCCCTATTATAAATTGTTTGAATAGTTCCGTTTATTGCAGGATCAATTGTAATGCTTAAATTTAAAATCAAACTTCTTTTTCCATCATCGGCTAATCTAATATCAATTATTTGTAAATTTCCATAAGCAGTTTCAACCCATGTTCCAACAATTCCATAAGGAGGTAAAAGTCCATTTAATTCATAAGTTCCGTTAATATCTGTTGTGTTATAATCATAAGTGTTACCTGTTAAAAATAAAACGGCTAATTTACCATCATATGAATAATAAATACAATCTCTTTTATCTTCTAAACCAATATTATTAACTATTTTTTCTGCAATAATTTCAACTAAATTTCCATCATTATCTTTTGAATAAGCTTCTATATTTTGGTAACTTGTTTTTATTTGAGTTCTAATATCAATATCGCAACTTTGAAATAATTGTGTAAATCTATATGGAATTTGAACATTTTCGGCACAACTCAAAGTATTAAAAACATTTTTATAGTTTCCGCAATTTTGATGGTCAACTAATCTAACAAATCTTAATGAATTTTCTTCTGATACATAATGATATGGAACTGTTACATTTCCGTTTGTTTCTCCATTATTTATAACTGTAAATGTTCTTTCGCATCCATAAATATCTTTAATTCTTAATGTATAAGTTCCTATTTCTAAATCTTCAAATAATGGCTCTGCTTGATAATCTACACCATTTATTGAAAAAAGTAATCCTAAAAACTCATAACCATCTTGTAAAATATTTATAATTAAATTATTTTCGGTAAAATAAGCATTTACATTAATTTCTGAAAGTGAATCAAAAAAACCAAAACTTAAAATAAGCGTGTCGCCTGTTGTTTTAAGCATGTAAGAATAGTTCCTTTGTAATTCACAATCAAAATAATTAGGAATCGTAACCGCTTTATTTGTTGCTAAAGTTGTATTTCTTAAAATATAATTTCCTGGTGTTTGTGCAAATATTGGAAGTGCATTTACACTTGATTGGTTTGATAAAAAAATAGTTTCACATGGTGTTGCTGTTCTAAATGAAATATATTCATAATCTGAAACCAACTCCCAAACATAAATTTGATTTGCAGGTGCATCCGATGTAATTGTAACCTCAATTGTATTATCTACTATTGCATAATCTATTGATGTGTTGTAACCTCCAACAATTCCACTGAAGTAATAAATAGAATTTAAAACTCCTAAAGTGTTTGTAATTGTTGCTGCTAAATTTGCTCCGATTCCAATTTGATAAGGAGCATTATTTCCACCAACTTTATAATTTAGATTAATGTTATTAATTCCACTTCCATAAGTTAATATAGTTCCATTAATATAAATTTTATATTTGAATGATTTTGTAGCTATTGGTTGCTGCTTAAAATCTAAAATTATTTTCTTTGTCGCCATTTTTTAAATATTTGCTTTTATTAATACAAATTTACCCTCTTTATTTGGTTTAACTGATGGATAAATAAAACCATACTCAATATTTCCATATTCGTTTACAAACTTAATTAATTTATACGGATTATCAGTTATTTGCTTAAATTGAGCCATTGATATTTTTTTACTGAATGTTATTGATTCTGGTAAAAAATACGGACTTAACAATATTGAATTTTCAACATTTGCACGTTCTGGATAAATTGTTACTAATTGTGAGTTACCTTCTGTATTAGCGTATTGTAGTTTTTGTGTTGGATATTTTTGTAACCCTGTACTAATTGTTTTTGATTTTCTTAATAATGAATTAAACGGACTTAAACGCAAATTAAAAGCAGTTAATACTGAATAAATCCCTGTTGGTTCTATTTCAAAGTCATCTGTCCAAATTCTAACAAAATAAACAGTTTCTCCTTCAAATATTCCTGTTTTAGCATCAATACCAAAATTATATTTATCATATTTTGTATCTAATTTTGGAAAATCAACATATTGCTTTTCTTGTGCTAATGTCATTCCATAACTATCAAATCTAACTTTTGAAATTGCTGGAAATTTGTTATCTAATTCATCTAAACAAGTTGTATAAGTATTACGAATGTTATACTCATCAAGTCCTACTACTTCTTCATAAAGTCCATTAAAATCACATCCTATTTCAATTGTTGAATAGTGATGTTTTTCTTCTATTTGTCTATCAATATCAACAACACGCCCTAAATCAATACTTGAGCTTTTTATAAATGCTTCGCTTTTTTCTTCTACTTTAATTATGTTTCCATTTATAAATAATGCAATATCATCAATTGAATTTAAACTATTATAAACTTCTTCTAAAGATGTTGTAATTGATTTATCTGGAACTTGTCTAATTTTAAAACCACTTGTAAAAAGTAAATCTTTCCATTTATTAGAAAGTAAATTTGATTGAAAATAATTTTGTCCTGTAATTATATGAATTAGTCGCTCAAAAACTTGATAATATGTTAATACTTCACAATCTGTTGTTTCAGATATTGTATCTTCTTCAATTTTCATTACAATATCATTATATTGTACTAAACAATCACTTCTATTAGGATTTCTTACTGATAAACATAAACATTGATGTTCTAATAAATCAACATCTAAATTTATATCAAAAAAATGATTGGTTAAAGTATCAGCTACACAATCAAATTGACCTAAAACTTCTAAACTATTAAAAATTAAATCTTCTCCTTCTTGATATGTGTGTTTTGATAATACTAAATATAATTCATTTGTAAATCCATCTAATAAAACACTCATATCTATTTTAATATCAATGTTTATTGTTTTATCTTTATTTGAGTTCAAATAAAATACTTGTCCTGAATTAGGAAATAAATCAACACTTCCCGATATTGGCTCAATTCCTGTATAACTCAATTTACGACCAATAATATTAACCCATCCGTCTGTCGAAATTGTTATTGTTGGGTCATTTACTTTTTCATCACTACTATATTTTTTTGGTATAGTTGGAACTACTGACCAATATTCGTTTAATGGCGAAATATTATCCGAAGGTATGTATTTATATAATGTATTTTCACTATCAAATAGACTTTCTCTAAAAATATTCCTACCTTTTAATCTTAATTTTTTATACTCCAAAGGAGGTAAAACACCTCCTTTTAAATCCGTTAATCTTTCAAGTTCAAAAGCATCTTTAAACCTACTTTCTATTGTGTTAAATAATTTACTTTCGTTTAGTTTTAATTTAACGTATTTTTTATTTCTTGAATATGTTTTAAAGTCTAAAAATGCTGAATAAGTTAGTCCCCAAATATCGGTATTTTCATTTCGTTCTTCTCTTTCAATTCTTACTACTGCTTTTATTCCATTAATATCATATTCAGATTTTAATAACTTATAAGCTAATCCATAAAACTCTAAATTTGAATTTGACATATTAGCCATAATTCCGAAAAACTTTTCAGAACGCAATAATTCTTTTTGATCATCATACCAATTATTAGGTTCGTCAATTACTTTACTTCCAAAAGTATTTCCATAAATAGTATAACGAACTCTATTACTTCTCGATTGTTGATTACTCATAATTTTTAATTAAAAAAGTTACTCGGTTTACGACCTATGTAAACGTTGTTAACGTTATTGTTATTTATTTTTGCTTTTTTAAATCCTTTTTCAATTCCTTTTTCAATTTTACCAGAAAGTCCATTTAATTCTTTTCCTAAATAGTAATCAAAAGCTTTCAATTGATTTGATTGATTTACAAATGAAGCCATTATTGATGCACTTTCTAAATTTAATTTATTTTTATTAAATTCCTCTAAAGAACTATGAACTTTTGCACCTTTTGGTAAATCCAAAATAGTCGGTTTATTTGGCGTTAAAAATAAACTTCCATCTAGATTTTCTACAACTTCAGTAACATATCCATCTCCTAAAACCGCCTTACCTCCTTTGTGATAATCTGTACCATCTTTGTATTGTGGCAAAGGAGTAGCTAATATTGTAGCTGTTCTAACTGCTGCACTTGCAATAGCAATTGGTGTTAATAAAGCAGCTCCAATTGTTCCTGTCATTGCTGCATTCTTTGAAATCTCTTGTGCTAAATTAATACCTACTTCTGCTAAAGCCATTATTTTATTAAACATAGCTTGTTTACGTTGTAATGCTACTCTTTTACGTTGTAACTCCTCTTCTTTTCTCGCTTTTTCTTCAAGTAAAAGCTGCTCTTGTTCACTTCCATTTTCTGCATTTGCTAATAATGAATCGTAGTATTCATTTGATTTTTCAATCTCTAAATCATACTTTGTAATTGAATTATCAAAAAGTTGATTTGCTAAATCTGAAACATCTGAATTCAATCTTGATGCACCTTCTAATACTGCGTTATTATAATCTTCTTTTGCTTGTTGAAGTTCTTTAATATTATCAATTTCTGCGTTTTTAACTTGATTATCTGCTTCAAGTACTTTCTTTTTTGATTTTATTATTTCTTCATCTAAATCTAAAAGTGCTTTATTGTTAAAAATTTGATTATCAATTTGCTCTTTTGATAAATTATTTATTTCTCCGTTAATTTTAATTTCTCTTTCAAGTCTTTCTCTATCCCTTAATTTTCTGTCAAGTTCTAATTGAGCTTCACGCAAATTAACATCCGCAGTACTTTGAGCGACTAATTTTGAAACTTCTTTTAATTTTGCATCAATTTCTTTAACTGACAAACCATCTTGAACTCCTGATAAAATTTCTTTAATTTTTTCAATTCCTTTTAAATCTACTTCGGCTATTTCAATATCGGCTTTTTGGAAGTTAATTTCATCGTATGCTTTTTGCATAACTCCGACTAACTCTTTGTTAATATCAATTAATCTTTGAGCTTGATTTTCGTAAATTATGTTTTGTTTATTAGTAGCATCTTGTAAAATTCCGCTTCTATCGTATTGCAATTGTTCTTCTGCATCTTTTAAAGCAATATTATATTTTGCTCTTGAGATTTTACCATCTGAAAGATAAGTATCTAATTGCTCTTTTTGGTTTAAATACTCATTTTGTGTAGTTCTTAATCTTTCATCTGTTGCAAATTTTAAAATACGAATTTCTTCTTGTGATTCTCTATTTGCTAAATCTAATTGATTTTCATAGTATTGCTCCGAAGCCAACAAACGCAAATCGTAACCACTTGCCTCATCTTCCATTATTTCCTTATTCAAATTGCTTTGATTTGTTTTTCTTAACTTCCATAACTCATACTCACTTGCTAAATAATCTTCTCTTGCTTTAGTGTTTAGTTTTATGGCTTTTGTGTTTTTGTCTTTAGCATCTGTATCTTGATACTCTAATGCAATTGTTTCTGTTTTTAAATTAAAAATATCCTCTTCATTTTTAATTGTGTTTTTTTGAATTAAATCTATTTCTTTTTGTGTTTTAGCCGTTTTTTGTACTGCATTTTCATATATCCTTTCGGCTTCTGACATTTTAATTCTTTGAGCTTGTGCGGTTGCTCTATCATTAATTATTGGTTTTGATTGTTCTATTTCAAGTTTTTTTAATGCTTGTTTTTCTGATATTTTATTTAATTCAATTTCTTTTTCTAAATCAATTAATCTTTGTCTATTTTTAACGTTTAAATCTGTCTTTTTATCAACTTCTTTTCTTTTTTCCAAATCTTTAGTTAGTTGTTTTACTGCTTCTGATGTTTTACCAGTTAATATTTGTTCATCTGTTAAGTTTTTAAAATAATAAGGATAATCGGCTCTTAATTTTTTCAACGCTACTTGTCGTAAATCATCTGCAATACTTCTATCTTTTACAACTGCTAAATATTTTCTTAATTCAATAATATCAGTTTGAGCATCTTTTTTACCTTCTAACCTTGCTTTATTAAATTCTTTTTGGCTATTATTTATTTCTTCTAAAGCGGAACTTGCTCCAAATAATTCTTTTGTAAAATTTGCTATTTCCTTACCATACAAAGCAAGTAAAAGCAAACCAACTGACATAATAGTATTGAATGATAACAAAGCACTTCCTACTTGTTTCCAAATTGATGTTACTGGTTTACCTTGTGCAATTAACTGTTTATTTATTTCAACTGCTTTTTTAATCTCATCTACTGCAATTGGAATATTATTTGAAATACCTAAAGCAAATGTTTGAAATCCAAAAGTAGCAGATGGAAGTTCCCTTGCAATTTGACCGATTGAATTACTCAATCCTACGTTTGCTCTTTCGTATTGTCCTACGTATTCTCTTGCATCGCCTATCGATGTTTTACCTGCTTTAATTGCATTATCATACTTTTGAAATTGTGCCGTAGCTTGTGTAAGTTCTTGACTTTGTTCTTCTGTCAATTTGTTACCCATTGCAATTTGTGCGTTATAATCTGCAACTATTCTACTTGCTTTGGCTCTTTCGACTGATAATTTTTGAATGTATGTAGTTAGATTTGAATTTGCTACTGCATTTCCATCTAATATTTTTCGTTCTTCTCTTGCATCAATTATAGCATTTCTACCCTCTTGAGTCATTTTTGCTTTTGCTTTAGTATGTTCATCAACTTTTTTAGTTAATTTATCTAAAGCATCTTGATTCTTTTTATAATCGTCTTGAAGTTGCTTTATTATCTTTTGTGATTCCAAAAGTTTTTTATTCAAATCTGAATTATTAACCGATGGAATACCGAATAACTTTGCGTTTTCTCTTGCTGTTTTTGAAGTCTTTAAAAATTGTTCATCTAACATCTCAAGATAAACAATCATATCTTCAACTTGCTTATAAGCTACTTGCTCAATTACTTTGTTTAATGAATTTGACATACTATTCTGATTTATTAGATTTATTATTTTTTACAACTTCTTTTACTTGTATTTCCATTGCTGCAAATGCTACAAGCGATAACTTTTTAGGGTTGATTTTATCAATTTTCAATATTCTTTGATAAATTAATAACATACTTTCAAAAGATAATATTTGATTTGATGCGCTTTGTTCGTTTTCCGCTTCGTTTTCTCTTGTTGGGTATATTTCTTCTGTTAAAGTTTCAATTGTTGTTTGAAAGGCTTCTATTTCGCTTTTTATCAAAAGTAAAGCATCAATTAAAGGAATTTCTTTATTTACTTCAAATCCCCAACTTTCTAACTCACTTATTAAACCTTCAAAAACTTCAATAGCGACTATGTTTAATACTATTCGAGTTTGAATCCTATCTATTAAAGCAATTCCGAACTTACATTTTAATTCTAATTCCTCTCTATAAGAAATTAAATCAAATTTGTTTACCATATTTTGTTCTCCACGTAATTCGGCAAACTCTTTATTAATTTCTTCTAATTTAGAAACTAAAACTTCATTACTTGGCTTTTTTCCAGACTTAACCAAATAACTATAATCGTTTGAATTTATCATTTGTAAGTATTGCCAAAGCATTACTTCACTACAATCTTTTCTTAAAATTGTTTTTTTTCTTCTCAAATTTAACTTTGCAATAGTTCCCATATTTCTGGTATAATTCGTTCGTTGTTAATGTATAATTGGTTCATAGGATTTAAACCTAATAAATCTTTGTATTTTCCTTTTATGCTTTCTCCAAAATCTACTCTTGAATTGAAATCAAACATAATGTTTCCGCTTTCGTTTACAATCAAAATATTTCTATGAATGTAACCATTTATGTATAAGTTTGGAGCGTTTGGATTACGTTTTGGGTTTGGTGTAATTGATTGCTTCCATTTTATATAACCTCTTGCCTGTCCTTGTGTTTTAAAATAACTATCTTCAGTATAAAGAGGTCTTAAATCCTCTCCTTTGTTATTCTGTCCGTCATAAATCTGTTGACGTTGTAATTTTAAAATCTCCTTTTCGTTTTTATAAATAGCATTTTCAATCGTTTCTGGTATTTTTTCCAGGCACGACTTATAAAATTTAAGTACATCTTTTATTGTTGAATCTGCCATTTGTAAAACTTTTTATTTTACTTTAAATTTAATATTAAAACCTAAATCTAATAATTGATTTTCAAGTTTAACCATTTTATCTAAAATTTTAATTCCTTTACCAATTCTTTTTAATTCTTTTTTTGCTATGCTTTTTTTTATTGCTTTCATACTTTTATTTTTAAATCAAAAAAGGAGCGAAGCCACCGACCTCACTCCCTTTTCTCAATTAACTAAAACAAATTAATTTTATGCTAATGTTACAACTGAATCGGTATTTGATTTGTATAATCTACCGCCTTTTTTCATAATTCCTGTTGTAAAAGCGGAATCATTCAATCTTCCTGTTACTACATCATCTTCGGCTAAAGCTCCTGAAAAAGTAGCTGTATAGATTTTAGTTGATGTACTTTGAGTAATTCCAGAAATTGTTTTAACAACTCCATTTACTTTTATTTCAATGTTAGCTGCTAAAATACCTCCCATATCTACATCTTTTCTATCCGCTTTAGTTTTTACACTAAATTGTAAAGTAGTAGCTGTAGCAACTGGAATAGTAGTAAAGTCAAAAATAGCATCATTAACTCCGTCTAAACTCGCTAAACGAATGTCATGTTGTGCTTGAACTGTCCAACTTCCATCTTGGTCTCTTTCACTTCTGTAAAGCTCTTGAAGTTTCAATTTAGACATTGAAGTATCTGCTCCGTTTCCGTCTTTAATTGGTGCAACTGAAATCATTCCAAGAGTAAAACCTTTTACTGCTGTTTCAGTAGATGTGTATAAAATAGATAAACTTGTATCTAAATAAATAACATCGTAAGCTCCCCAACTTTCAATAGTTCTAATTGCTTGATCAAAGTAATTACCATTTTTAAAAGTGAATGCTCTTGTGTATGGATTTTTTCCTGCTGTAGATAAAATACCAGAACCAGTATCTGTTACCTCATTATCTTCTGCTGTTAAATCTTCAACTGCTGTTACTTTTGCTAAAACAATTGCTTTTCCTTCTTGTTGAAGTTGTTGTAAATAAGCAACTGAAAAAGCATCTTCATATTCAAACCCTTGAGGTGTAAATACTAATAACGCAGTTCTTTGAAAGTTAAAAGTACAATTATAAGTACCTGTTCCTTTAACTCCTGCTAATAAGCAATCAACCTTGTTGATTTGTGCTTGTAATTCTGCTGAAATCATATTTTTTTAGTTATTAATCGATTAATCTTTTGGCTCTTAAAAACTCTCTTCCTTTTTCGGATTTGACTTCAATAGTATCGCCTTTTTTGTACTCTTTTCCTCCTATGTTACAAGGATTTTTTAATATGAAAACATTTTCGTTTTTTTTGTTTTCTTTTTTTTCTAAATCTGCCATTTTAATTATTTTTTAAAGGTTAACAACAACACGTATCATCTAATTTGTAACGAACTCCTAATGTAAATTTAAAAACGTAGTAGGGTTGTATATCGTTTTCTTGATTGTATGAAATTCCTATTAAGGATTTATCATAACCACTTTCTAAACTCTCAATCCAAACGTTATCAAATTGAGTTAAAATTGTTTCTACATCGTTTTGAGCTTCAAAATCTGCTCGATGTTCAATGTCCGGATAAATACTTTTTAAATCTAAAATAAAAATCAAATCCATTTCAGATTTGTAATAAAGCATATCTTCTTTAACTGCTTTTGCTTTGTGTAAAAAAAAGAATTTGTTTTTTTCTGCTACCGAAATAGTCTGATATTCGTTTTTCTGTACAAATCTTTGAACGTGTTTTTTTCCTTCTTTGTCTTGAATTATATAAACTCTTTCAAATGCTTCTAACTCTGTACTCCAAAGAGTATTTAACTCTGTATAAAGTCGGTTTTGAATCTTTGAAATTAAAGCATCTAAACCTATTGGATTTGTCTTTGCGTAAATCATAGTGAAGTCATTTCAATTTCAAAATCTGAATCGTCCACTAATTGAGTATCAAAAGTCCTATCCATAATTCTCAATGCTTTTCTTTTTTCATCTTGGAATCTTTTTGCAACTGTATTCATATCTAAAGAAGTTGTTTCTGCTACTAACATATCTTTATCCAATTGAATTGTTTGACTTCTATTTGAGCGATTATTTGAGTTGTGAAGAAACATTTTTAAAGTTTCAAGTTCAAATGTAGCTTTTACAAAATTCGCTAATTCATTAAGATTGTTTTGAATGTAAATTGTAGAATCTAAATAAACTGATAAATTAAAACCAATTCCATTAGAAGTATTTCCGTAGCTATAAATTGCTGTTTCTGGTGCATTTCCTGTGCCTGTAGCCGTATAACAAACAAATCCATTAAATTTTAAAGAATCAATATAAGAATTTGTTCCTATAACTTCAGTTGAATCAATTGCAAAAATCCATTTTCCTTTACCCGTAAAAGTGTAATTCAAATCTTTAAAATCTACTATTCCGTTACTTGGTGTAATTTCTAAAGTATCAATTAAAACGCCTTGATTAATAACATATAAATTTACTGGTGTTGTTCCTGTCTTTTGAAAACTGATTTGATTTATTCTAAAAGTTACATAATCGCTTCCTTTTGGCTCGAAAACCCACGCACTATAATCATTTGGCAATTGAACTGCATTTGTTCCTACATTGTAAATAAATTGATTATTGATTAGTCTTTTAGTCAAATTCAATTCACTATAAACTTTGTCTTTTACTTTGTCAATATGGTTTTTAATTTTCAAACTTTCCAAATTAGTTTCTAACCAATAACTCAAACTTGTATCTGGTTGATGGTTTGTGTTACTATTTAAAAGTGATTGATAAATTTTACCATTATAACTTACAATATCAGTTCTTTTTTTGCTTTCTGAATAATTAGTGTATGTTGTTGCACTATTCCAATTTGAAAAATTAGGCTCAAAAAATGATAGAAATTCCAAAAGATTATTAATAGTAATTGATGGATGCGTTCCACTATTTAGACAAAGTCCGCTTTGTGGTAATGAAGTTAATTCCGCATCTAAATTTACGCTTGTTGTAAAATCTTCTGAAATTCCTAATATCATTTTTTCTAAACTTTAAATGTTAAAATTAAGGTGCTGTAAATGTGATTGCTCCTGCTGCTGTACCTACACCATTAACATAGAAGTTAGTTCCATCACTTGTGATTTCTACATAATCTCCTAAAGTTTCAGCACTTGCAACAAATGAAATTGTATTCTCATTTGCAGCAGGTACAAAAGCACTATTTACATCTGCTCCACCTTGAATAACGTTTGATGTCGCTACAATTGTGAAGTTAGTAGTAGCAAAAGCCAAACCAACTACAAATTTAGCTTTAAAACCTGCAATTGGAGCTGGTAAAGTTACCGCTACTCCTGCTGCTGCTTTTAAAATAAATACTTTTCCGCTATCCGCTTTTGTTAAAGTTCTTGCAGTATCTACAATTACAACATTTTCTGCTGTTGATAGTTTTGATACATCTCCGTTAGCACTTGCTTTGAATGCACTTGTTTCCATTTTTTTAAATTTTTTAAGTTAAACAATTACGCTTTAGTACCAACGATTTTAACGATGTCATTTGCTCTATTAGATAAATCGCTATTGTAACGATAAACTACGTAGAATCTTGCCCAAAATGCAATCTCTTCAAAGTGCGACATAATCGCATTAGAATCAGTTCCAGAAGTAATTAAAGCTGTTGCATCAACTGCTTCTTTATTCGTGTAAACATTAACTCTCATTCTTGTAAATGGCATTTCAACATCTGAAATACTCCATTTTTTACCACCAATTTCAGTTCCGTTAACGAAATCATAAGGGAAGTTTTCAACTAAACCAATTGCACCATCACGAACCAAGAAACCAGTAAATACGTCATCGTTTCCAACTGTTAAATTAGCACTTTCATACATATTTGACATTGGGAACATTCCAAGAGCTGAAAGGTTTTTGTCATTTGCAACTGAATATTTCAATTGTTCAGCTTTTTGAACTGCTAAACCTGCTCTATTAGTTACAATTCTGTATTCTCCTGGCAATTCGTTTGCTTCCATTAAAGCTGTCAAATTGAAAAACATTGTTTCTTTTTGCGCTGCTTTAGTTACTGAAAGTGTATCGGTAACAGTTGAGAATGTAAAAGTTCCATCGCCTTGAGATACTTGCGTAGTTCCTAAAGGTAAAACTTGCGATTTTCTGGCTTCCATAATTGTAGAAATAATTCCCTCAATTGTTTTACCCATTTCATAGCAAACGTTTTTAGTTTTTGCCATAACCGCAGCTTGTTCATCAATAGCGTTGTTTGCGTAAGTCGATGGGTAGTGTCTGAAACCAGAAAAAACATCGTAAGCTACAAAGCTATATTGATCGCTTTCTTCTAAATTAGAAGGAATATAATTAAATCCCGGAGTTGTACCTACTGATACTGTTTGGTCTTTAATTACAGGTATTTTTTGATTACGCAAAGAACTCATTGTGTTCATTGCTTCAATTTGACTTGGCAAAATGTAATCTACCGCATCCGTAGAATCAGCAGCTAAATCAACGTAACCCAATTGAGAAAATCTCTTGTCATTGGTTACGTTTGCCCCTTGTAAGTCATTTAATAAAGTTGCATCAATGTAACTCATCTTTTTTAAATTTTGTTGTTAATAATAATTTTTAAATAATTTTCAAGAGGTCTTTCTCTTATTTCTTCAATGCTTCATCTATTTTTGATAAATATTCCGTAAATTTTTTAGTTCTTTCTTTACTCATTTTTGGAATGTTTAATTTATCTAAATGCTCATTGATAGCTTTTGATTTATCTTCACTTGTTGGATTGTCTGGTAAAACAATATCCAAATCTCCAACTTTATGCCCTGCTTTTGCGCCTGTTCCTGCCTGTTGTCTACCCGTTAATAAAGTTTTCAAATCTTCATCTGAACTAATCAACTCTTTCAACTCTTTTTTCAAATGTGGATTATCTTTTGCAATTGCTATTGATTTTCCATTTTCATCAAATGACTTTTCCCATTTTTCATTAAAAGTATTTACAAACTTATTCCATTTTGCTTCTGCTTCATATGGATTAACCGTGTCTGGAAAAGTTGGCTTTTCATTTTGAAAAAAAACTTTATCTTTTAGGTTTTTATATTCAGTTTCTAATGGTTCGTATTTATCTGCTTTTGCTTTTAAATCGTCATAATCTGCTAATTTTATCAAAGCATCGTCCAAATCTTTTTTAGCTTTTTCAAGTTCTGATTTTGTAGCATCCCCACCATTGAAATCTTTTAACTTTTGTGCGTATTCTGTTTTCAATGTTTCAACTTCAGTTTTTTGATTTGTCAAAAACTCATTTCCTGCTCTTACATAAAAATCAGCTAATTTCTCGCCTTGATTTCTTTTAACTGAAGTTACTTCTTCAATTTTCGATGCTGCACCTGATAAAATACCTTCTGCATCTGTATTAGCTTTTGTATCCCAAGCTTTTTTTTGTTCAGCTATATAGCTTTCGTGAACTGGTTTTAATCCTGCGATTTGTTCATCGCTTAAATTTAATGTTGTTTTAATTTCTTCTGTGATGAAATCCATAATCTTTTATGTTTTAGTTAATTAATAAAAAATAAAAAAGACCTCATTCCGACTAAACGAAATAAAGGTCTTTCTTTATTTTAGTGTTTACGTTCATTGTTTTAGTTCAAATGCATCTTCACATTGATTGGTACAAATGTAATAAAAAAATTTACTTTTTGGATTTTATTTTAATTCGAATTGTTTTTTTGATGCTTTCTCTTTCAATTCAATAGCTTGTTCAAGTTGTTTTTCTACTTGCTCATCTCGAACTGCTTCAAATTTTTCTCCATCTTCCATTGATAAGAAAATCATATTATTAGAGCTTATTGAAAACCATTTAACATCAAAAACATTAAAATGTCTTGGTTGTTCTTTTAATTCTTTTTCTGGAACTTGAACATCTTTTATTTCAATTCTCTGACTTTTTTGTTTTTGATTTTCTGCAACTCTTTCAGATTGTCTTTTTTGATTTTCTGCTTTAGCATCTTCAATTGCTTTTCCGTTCCAAAGAACTTTAATTTTAACTTCCATAATAAATAATTTGTTTTAGTTATTTTTAATTAAGAAATCCAATTCCCTAAATTAATAAGGAATTGGACTATTTGTTTTTATGCTTCTAATTGTGTTTTAATCCAAGCAATGTTATTTACATAACGATTTGAAACTTCTTTACCAAATTTAGTAAAATATTGTTTATGCAAATCTTCTAAACTTTCAGTATTTTGTGTTCCAGATGGTGTTAATTCATTTGTTAACTCTTGAATTGAGATTTCATAAACTCTTTCAACTGAATAAGTTTTATCTGCATTTGTGAAGTTATCTTCAACTCTTTCAAAACCATTTGCAACTAATAAATCAACTTTAGTTTTAAATTCAGCTTCTTTATCTCCTACAATTTCTGGTTTTATAACCTTTACATCATTTGGATTTGAACCGCTCATAAACGCTTCTAATTTAGCTTGTAAACTTGCGTTGTTTTCTTGAAGTTCTAAAATTGCTTTTTGTTCTGGAGTTAATGTGTTTGTTGCAGGTTTTAAAACTGCTTCAACTTCTTTTTTGATTGCATCTGAAATTTCAACTTCTTTTTCATCAACATAAACCTTTTCAACTTCAATTTTACAAACTCCCATTTTACCTAAATTTGAAAGGTGTTTTTTCCATTGCAAATCATTGTACGTTAAAGTAATCAACTCGTTTTCATTTGCAGGAGTTTTGGCATCTGCTTTTAAAAGGATTTCTTTTCCTTTATAAACTCTTAATTTTACGATTGTTTTAGACATAATTTATTTATTTTAATTAATTGGCATTATTGCCTGTTGTTTCTGGTATTAGTTCATCTAACATATTGTTAATCAATATTAATTTTTCAGATTTTGAATCGGTTGCTAAATTATTATAAAAAATTAATATATCGCCATATTTTGCTTCAAACATTGAAATCCAATAATCAAACCTTAATTGTAACTGCTTTGTTTTCTCATCAACTAAATTTTGAGTAATTGCTTTGTCAAAATCTGAATCACTTGCAAAAGGTAACAAAGAATAAAGCAAAGTTTCTCTTTCAGCTCTATTTGGATTAAAACGATATTTTGTTTTTCCAATTCTGTTAAGTAAGTTTCTACGTTCTATTTGATTTGGAGCTTTTAAAAATAAATCGTAAAGTTCGCTCTCGTTATCTAAAAAGAAATCCGAACCATAAAAAACATTTACTCTTACATTTTCAATACCATATTTTAAACCCAATAATATTAAATCTGAATTATTCCTAATGTTTGATAAAATCATTGAAATATTACGAAGTTTGTCTTGTTTATTATTAGTGCTTGATACTATTTGTTTTTCATTTTTTGCTGCATCATTATTCTGCTGATAATCTCCTAAAACATTGGCAATAATTGAACGTTCAATTTCTTGAATTCTTTTATTTAAATAATCTAAACATTCAATTGGAATGTAAAAGAATTTAGCGAAGTTTTGAATAATATCAGTATCAATGCTTTGATCGGCTTTTTTTACTTGTGGAATTTCAATAACTGTTCCGGCTTGCATAATTGATCCATTGCTTGAATTTGTATCTTTTCCAAACTCGGCTTTTTGACTTCCTAATTCATTTGAACTCATTGGCTCTTGTGAATTAACACCTTTAAAATCTTGACCTTCTAATGTATTTGTTTTGCTTTTTAACTTTACTGTTATTGGAATAGCTCCGTTTGGTTCGGTCATTTTAAGCAATGTTTTCAAAAAAACAAATTCTTCTAATTCCTCACGTACATAACTTAAAATTGATTTTCTTACTATGTTATTTTCAGTTGAAAAAGCTTCGTTTGAAATCCATGTTGCTGGACATCTTTTTAAATCATGGGGAATATTTAAACCTTCCACTTCATTATAATTTAGGTCATAAAAAATAAATGATTTGTCATCAAGATATAAATAACCTTCAATATTGTTTACTTCAGCTTTGTATGCAATCTTTTCAATTCTATTGCAATCACTATCAATTGAAACAACATCTTTTATTGATAAAATTTCACGATAAGGAGCGTTAATATCTTCTAAATCGTGAACTATAATATTGTTATGACGGAATAAAATAGCGTTGAATATTTCGTTTTCAAACTCATCATTTTTTAATTCATCGGGAGTTTTTACTTCAGTTCCTTTAATGTTGTATTTGAAATAAGAATCATCTGCAAAATAAACTCTTTTCAATTGTGGCTTTATTTCATCATTGATAAGTTTTGCACTTGGCAAAGGATGTCGCAAGTATTTGAAAAAAGATATAAAGTTTTGAGTTCTAAAAATCATTTTAACCCAATTCAAGAAATAGTCATTACTTCTGTATTTAGCTTCTGACCATTTTTTAAGATATTCTACTGAAATATCCTTTTGAATAGTTGATTGTGTGAAGTATGATAATTGCAGTTGTTGATCGTATGCTTCTCGCAAATGATTTGCTCCTTTTCTATCTTTTACAAATTCTACTGACATTGTTTTTTGAAGTTTTTGAACGCAGTCTTTTGCGATAATTTATTTCTACAAATTTATGTGATTTTATTTGACTATTACAAATTTATTTTTTAAGCATAAAAAAACCGCTAATTAAAGCGGTTAATTTTATCAACTCCTTACAATCAATCTTTACAAATCCAAATAGTTTTATACCAAATTCCATCATCCCCATAAACTTGATTAGTTTCTAAATTATCATAATAACATGGAAACTGCATACCTGTTCTGTTATCCGTTGCGTTGTAATCCCATGTTTGACCTGCATCAAAAGAAATATATCTTTTGCCCTCAATTCTACACGTACAATTTTGTTCAATTTCTTCTGGCTCACAACTCGAAGCCATTAATATCATTCCTAAAATGATAATTAATAATAATTTAAGTGTTTTCATAATTACTTGTTTAATTTATTAAAAAAAATTCATACCAATATTTTTTTCTATAAATAATAGAAACTTCTTGTCCTTTGAAATTGCCTTTATATTGTTTAACTTCAATTATTTTAAAACCTTTATTTTCCAAATTATTTAATGTATCTTCACTTTTTAATAAAATTACATTTATTCTAAACCATTTTTTATGTTTCATAAATTATTGCTAAAAGTTATTCAATTTTCCAACCCTTAATAGAATTGAAGTATTTTGTTTCTCCTTGTGGATTAACCCACTCACGACCTTGCACAGAAAATGAAACATTTACTTCTTGACCTACTTGTAAAGCATCCAATTCATTGTTGCACATTCCTTGTGAAAATTCAATCATAATCGTTTGTGAGAATTGCTCAATAGTTTTAATAACTAATTCTCTTTTTGTGTAAGTCGCACTTACTTGCGTTTCTGGTCCAACATAGTGAACTGTTCCGTTTAATTTCATTTTATTGCTTCTTTTGATTAATACTAAATATTTTTTCTTTAGGATAAATAGAATTTGTTCCGTCTTTTTTAATAAACACAATATAACCTAAACTATCCTTATACTCATTTGTTTCATATCCGTAGTTTAAAGTTGCGTTTCCAACGCTAATCATGTATTTATATTCTTTGCTATTTGAATTATCTTTAATCGATAAACTTACTAACCAAAATAAAAATAAATAAAATATTAAAGCAATTATAACTTGAATTAATGAAGCTCTTTTTAATATCTCAAACATATCTATTTTTTTTTAGTTTTACAATCGTTACATTTCTTTAATAAAATTTTAATTCCAGATTTTAAAGTTTCATAAGTGCAATTTTTACATTCTAAAATCTCTTTTTTTGGTTCTGATAAAACTTTCTTTGTATTTATTGTACTTTTTGCTTTTGTATTTCTTTTTTTAATTTCATTTATTTTTTCTTTGTCAACTTTTCCGCTTTCTTCTATCCATTTGCCTTTTATTTTTTCTTCTGGAATAATTGAATCAACAGGCTTTAAATTTTCTTCTGAAATTCTATTTACATTTTCAATAAAATTTTCAATTGTAGATTTTTTTCTAATCTTAAAATCAAAACCTAAACAATCAATTAACAAAAGTAAAGTTTCTGAATTTGGAATTGATAAACCTGTTAAACACTTCCAAACATTTGATCGACTTGAATTAATCAATTTTGCAACTTCTTCATAACTCAAATTTTTATCTTTTCGAGTTTGCTCCAAAATTTTTATAATATCTTTTAATTTCATTTCTATCTTTATTTTATTTTCCATAAACATTCTCTTTAAAATATTGTTGTTTTTCTTCAATTGTCATTTCGTTTGGAAACTCATATTTTGAAATATTATACCATTTTACGAATTTAATACTAAAATCGTCTGTTACTTGTTCTAATTGGTCGACATCGCTATCTTCACAAGCTACATACATTGGAATTATAGCATCAAACTTCTCTCTTAACTTATTCATTTTTTACTTTTTTTATTAGTTGTTCTTTTTGCTTTTCATACTTCAAATAAGGTTCTGAATCCTCTTTATAAATAGGTTTAAAGTGAGTTAACAATTCCAACATTTCATCTCGTTGCTCCAACAACTCCGATAACTCGCAATTGATTTGTTGACGTACTTTGAAAGCGTCTACTATTAGATTGGCGTTGTGAATTTGTTCGTTTTTTGGTAATGAGTTTTTAAAAGTTCTAGCTAATAAATATCCTAAATCTTCTTTACCGCATTTAATACATTCTGATTTTTTTATCATAACATCTATGTAAACATTTCCTTGTATTTTAAAAGGTTTACTTAGTGTTAAATTTCCTTTACTTCCTTTAAATTCGCTCATAATTGTTTGTTTAATTGGTTAAAAATTTCTAATGCCTTTGTGAGTGCTTGTGTTGTGGCTTCGGTGCGTGTATCAAAACCATCACCACAAGGGTTAATAATGTTAAAACTATTTATTTCATAATTAAAACCATCACAATCTAAATTTGGTAAAACATAAATCCCAACACTATCAAAAAAACCTATACAAATTGACTGCTGAACAATTAACGGCAAATCATCAAAATTAATATTGCCTAATAAATACTTAATTGTACTACTATCGTAATACTTTAACACTTCCTCTTTTGTTTTTCCTTGTAACATATCTATAATTGTTTTTTGTTTTTAATTAAAATCCATATCCCAAAAAGAAACGACAAAAAAGAAAATCCCACATAAAAATTAATTTCGGTATTGCTTTTTGTTTCTGAAATAACTCCCAAAACAAAGCTCAATAAAATAAAAATTATTCCGATTATGTTTTTTGATTTTTTCATTGCGTTTCTTTATTATGTTTTTTCAAATGCCTTCCGTATCCATTAAATTGAGTTCCAATTAATTTATTACAAATCGAACATTTTATATATGGATAGCTTGATTCTCTACCTACTGCATATCTACCATCGATTTTTAAAACATAAAATCTTCCGTTTGATTCAAAAAATTCTTTATTATCTTGTTTAATTATTGACATACTTCTTTTACTTCTAAAGGTAGATAAGATTTAGGAAGAATGTCTTTTATTTCTTCCCAATTAGATATTTTTATTTCTGGATTCCACATTCCACATTCAAATCCTAAAAATTCAAAATCTTTAAAATATTTTTTTACAAATGGTTTGAATTCATTTTTAATAAATAAATTCCTTGCATGTGTGTAAATTAAAATATGTGCCATAATGTTTTGTTTCTTTAAAGCAACAAATTTATATAAAATATTCTTTGTTTCGACAAAGCAACGTAAAAAATGTTTCTTTTAAGCAACGTTTTTATTTTTATTGCTTATTTGAAACAAAAAAAGCTAATCATTTCTGAATAGCTTTTATTTTGATTAATCGTTATACTCGGTTGCTCCAATATCCTCATTGTCATCAAACAAATCAAACCACTCTCGCAAACACATCATATCCATAAAATCAGGACTTTCATTTTGTAAAATCGCTTTCATTTGCTCCTTTGGAATAGCTCTCATTTTCTGGTCAGTATCTGGCTTTGCTTTTTTAAATGCCTTTCGTTCAAACAATGCACGTTCTTTTACGGTCATTTTACTATCAAACATCGCATTTGCCACGTGTTCTGAAACTTTATATTGATTGTTATTTATTGCTTTTCCACATCTGAAAATCAATTGGTTTTTAAGATTAAAATAGTTTTCTTTTATTGGGTTTCCTGTCATTTCATCAATTACATAAGCCACGCTACTATTACCATTAAAAGGAACTGCTCCCTCAAAAAAACCATCAACTAACTGACCTATTCCATCGTTATCAAAAATAAATCTATGGTTAGGAATTCTATGTTTTAAAAGCATTTGATAAATTCCGTTTATTACTTCTTTACCATTTGATTTTTCCATTACTAAAATATCAATCAACTCTTTACCATCGAATGCCCCTACAACAAACTTATTACTTCCCTGTCCTGCAATATCGGCTGTTAAGTATTTTCGACCTGTTTTAACATCGAATTTGTTGTTAAACATCCCGTTAAATGCTTTGAAGTTGAAAATATCATTTGCAGAAAGTACATGCTTCCAATTCCCATCCATCAAACTCAATCTCGTTGCTTCATCTTGAGAAAGTAAGTTTGCTAAATACTCTGGATTTACTTTTAAAAGCTCCTTATTATCATATATTGAGCCACTTATAAAAGTCAATGATTTAATTAAATTCTCTGGTTTTGTATCTGATTTTGTAACGAGTTCTTCAAGAAAAAACCAACTTTTTTCAATTACTTCTTGGTAAGTTGAACCCCAAATATAACCATCTTTGTACTTTATAAAATAACGAATAACTCCATTTCTTTCTGGTATTGGGAATCCTGTATCTTGGTCAATCCACCAGGAAATAAAACTCGCAACCCAACTATCTGGATCTGGATTGCACGTTGCTCTAATGTAAGGTTTTATACCGCAATTACTACGATTACGTGAAAGTAAGTAGAAAAACATCTTTTCGCTAAAGTGTGTCAACTCATCAAACCCAATAAATGGAATTTGAGAACCTTGCCAGTCAAAAATGTTTTTTTCGTATTCTAAATGTGAAAATTTAAGTTTTGATAGTTCTTCGTTTTTGTGGTTTTTAAAGCTCCATTCAAGTTTTGATTCTCTTGGATAACCTCCAATGTAGGGATACATTTTCATTGATGTATCCCACAGACCACCTTCTAATCTAATCTGTGGCGATGTTCTACGAAATAAAACTCCTCCAAAATTTGGAACGTCTTTATGTCTTAAAAATTCCATCAATAAAGCAAAAGTTTTTCCTACTCCTGCAGCAGAACCACCAATAACTATATCTGCAGAACTACTCAAAAAATCTTCTTGAAATCCCTTTTGAGGTCTTATATAATTAATTGTTTCTTCCATTGTCTGGTAATTGATAAACGTGAACTTGTGTAGTTTGATTTGTTGGTAAAACTATCGGTTTATCTTTTTCGTAGTAACCTAGCTTTTTAGCTATTCGCTCTTGTGCTGCATTGAATCCTGCAACTCCTATAAAATTTAAAACTCTTTGAGCTACTTCAATTTGTTTTTTTGTTGATTTCATATTACTCAAAACCGCTACGTTTCTATTGTAATTATCTATCATATCGTAGTCAAGTTTTAAACTATCTTGAATCGTATGAATAAACTCTTTTTGGCTTTTTTCCTGTAATTCTGCTATGTATTGGGTTACGTTTGGGTTTTGAAACAATATAAAAACTTCTTTACCTATAGAATTGTTAGTCATATTACTTGCATTATACGATTGTCTGTATGCTTCTTGCTTGTTTCCTAACTCTATATATTTTTCGCAAAACTTTCTTTGCTTTGGCGTTAAATTATTTCCCTTTTTCATTTTAAACCACTCTCGCAAACACATCATATCCATAAAATCAGGACTTTCATTTTGTAAAATCGCTTTCATTTGCTCCTTTGGAATAGCTCTCATTTTCTGGTCAGTATCTGGCTTTGCTTTTTTA